GTTCGGTCCGAAGGACATGTCGACGAATGCGAAATCGCGAACGTCGCCCTTCTGAACATCAACGGCCTTCAGGAACCATTGGTCCTCAGGGTGCCACTCCGACTTGCCGAACCAGATTTCGACTGGCACTGCGGTGCGGGTCGAGGTCTCGCCGCGCCAATTGCGATACCTGAACGTTATCTGACGATCCGACTCCGCGGCCATAAGCTCCATCCTTTTTGCAATTTGTCCTCGTCTACACCCGTCTCGGGAATGTGGCTAGCGTGAGGAGGTAGACGTTTCCCAGTGAACCGGACGTAGGCACTGTCCTCGTCGGATTCGGGCTGGCGAGCAGCTGAGGTCCGTCCCTGGCGGATGGCTGGCGAGATCAGGCCGAGGATCAGAAGCCGTCGAGTCTTGGTTTTCCTGGTGACGGAGCACGATTTCGTGTCGTCGTCCATAGCCAGTTTCGTCTGACGACGGCAGAAATCAACCGTGGCGGCCACGGTAAGAGGTCCATGGGAGTTAGCGCTGTACCAGCTGCCATCACGCCATCCCCAGCGCTTGCATGTAGAGCTCGAGGATGGCGTCCATCTCCTGCCGCTCGTTCTGATCCTGCTTGCGGATAGCGACGATCTTCCTCAGGACCTTGACGTCGTAGCCCCGGGATTTGGCCTCGCCGTAGACGTCCTTGACGTCGTCGAGGATGGTCTTCTTCTCCTCCTCGAGGCGCTCGATCCGCTCGATGAAGGCGCGCAGCTCGTCGGCGGCGACGTTGGTCTCGGAGGCGTTCTCGCCCCGGTTCGGCGTGTCGCTCATGCCCCGGCTCCTTTCAGGATCTCGCGCATCCGAACAGAGTGGCGGAGGTAACGCCCGCCCGGCTGCGAGATCGTGCTGGTTTCATAGAGTTCGGTCAGCTCGTCCCAGTGAGCCGCGAGCGCCGCCCATTGCGGCGACCTGGGCGACATCTCCCCGGTACGAGCGCGCCAGGCGGGGACGAGCCGGAGCAGGCGGGCGCAGCGCCCGAAATCGTCGCTGTCCGAGGGATAGCTCCAGCCACAATGGCCCGGTGTCTTGGTGGCGCCCATCATGTGCGCCCAGATCGCCTTCGACGATGTTCCCGTGTCGCTGCCGACGATCCAGTCGATCGCGGCCTGTTCGGTCGGGTCGCGTCGGGCGGCCGCGGCCTGTTCGGGGGCTGTGCTGTCATGCATCCTCGTTCTCCTGGAGGTATTGCGCGGCGAGCTTCTTCAGGCGGGACTCGTCGCTGTGGACGTATTCCACGCCCGCCATGGGGTCGAGGACGCCGCGAGACTGGCTCGATTTCAGGCCGAGTGTCTCGATGATCACGGGATCGCTGCCGTCCTCGGAATGGAGGTAGATCGCGTCGACCTGGCGCGGCTGGCCCGGTCGGCGCAGTCGCCCGATGACCTGCCTGTGGACCATGGGCGACCAGTCGAATTCGCCCATCACGACGGTCGAGCAGCGATGCTGCAGCCCGTCGAGCCCGGCGCCGGAGCGCAAGGAGATGATCATCACGTCGGTCTCGCCCGACATGAACGCCTTCTTCGCCTTGTCCTTCGCCGCCTGGCTTTCGGAGCCGGTGTACATGACCGGCTTCAGGTCCTTCAGGTCGTCCAGCCAAATCTCATAGACATCGCGGTGCCAGCCGGCGAGAAGCACCGGCTCGCCGCTCTTCACGAGCAGCCGCACCATGGCGGCAACGCCGTGCGCCTTGGAAATGCCAGTGATGCGGCGGGCGAACATGTCGAGCTCGCGCGCGGCCATGCCGCTGTCGGCGAAGGAACCGGTTGTGACGCGCAGCGCCAGCGCGCGGGCCTCGGCCTCGGCGTTCTCGACGACCTGCCGGTCGGCTTCGACCGGGCGGAGGATGACGTTGGCCGGTGGCAGCTCGCGCTCGACGTCCTCTTCCGTGCGCCGTAGCGTCGCGCCGGCCTCGCGCAGGAAGGTGCCGAGGGCGTCGGGATCGCGCACGACCCAGTTCTGTCCCTTGACGTAGCACCACTCGCGGCAGAACTCGTGCCAGCCGCCGAGGACGCCCGGATTGGTGAACTGGACGACGCGGTAGATCTCCGAGCCGTAGTTGTAGATGGGCGTCGCGGTGAGGCCGACGGCCATGCCGCAGCCGTCGGTGAAGGCGCGGGCCGCCTTGCCCTTTTGCGTATCCTCGCCGCGGCGCAGCTCCTGGATCTCGTCGTAGACGACGGACTTGAAGGTTCCTCGGGCGGCGATGTCGGCCCAGCCGGCGATGTTGGAATATTTGAAGACGTAGATGTCCGCCGGCGGGAGTGAATAGGGCTCCTTTGACCGGACGATGTGCGCCGTCAGCGTCGTGAACTTGCGGACGTATTCCTCGACCCACTGCGTCGCCAGATGCGCCTGGACGACGATCGCCGCCGGCAGGCGCCCGGGCTTGGCGACGGCGGCGAGGCCAGAAACCGTCTTGCCGAGGCCGACGTCGTCGAGAAGGAGGAGACCGCCGTTCATGTGCGCGATCTCGGCGGCGCGGGCCTGGTAGGGATAAGGCGGCCGGTCCGGCCGGAAGGCGGCCAGCGCCGACGGCTGCCAGTCGGGCAGCATGATCGCGTCGATGTCGGCCTGCCGCAGCTCGAGCCGGGCGCGGCCGGCGTTCAGCCGGTTGCGATCGTCGAGGGAAATCTCGAAGGGATAGCGCTGCATGAACCAGAGGAGATCTGCCGCCAGGTCGTCGCCGCCGGCGACGGTGATCGGTGGCCGGGCCGTCGCCTCGATCTTCGGGAAGACGCGCTTCAGGCGCATGACGACATGCGGCTCGGCGGCGATAACCTGCCAGCGGCCGTCGGGGAGGGAGGCGAGGGTGCCGTAGGTTCTCACAGCCAGGACCTCCCGACGGAGACGAAGCGGAACGGCTTGCCCTCGCAGTCGGCGAGGTCGGCCGGCATGGGGACGGAGCCGACGAGGATCAGGGCGTCGATCCGCTCGTGCCGGGCATAGCGCTGGCATTGGCGCCAGACGGCGAGGCGGCCGCCGCCGATCTTCGCCTCGATTCCGGTGCCGCCGGCGAGAAAGTCGATTCGGGAATGGGCGTCGAGGCGGACTTCGGGCGTCACCTCGATTCCGGCGCCCTCCAGCGCGGCGAGGATCTCGGCCTGCAGCTGGCGCTCGCTGTTCATCGATAGGCGGCGGCTGCCGAGGATCTCGGCGATGGCGCGAAAATCCTTCATCGGCCGGCGTCCAGGAGCGAGGTCTGGCCATCCTTGCCGGGCTTCGGCGCGAGCTTGTCGAGCAGCCAGCGGGCCTCGCCGCGGCGCTCCAGCTCGGCCTTCATCAGGCAGATGAGGGCGTCGGCGCCATGAGCCGTCTCGAAGCGCGTTAGGGCGGCGCGCAGCTTGGCTTCCGCGGCCTTTACCTTCGGGTCGGCCGGTGCCGCCGGGTCGAAGGTCGGGATCGGCGTCGTCAGGAGCGGCAGGCGCTGCCGCTGGCGGGCGGTCGCGCGCATCAGAAGAGCACCTCCTCGGCCTGCGGATAGTTGTCGTGAAGAACGCCATCCAGGAGACGGCCGGCGCGCTTCTTGCCGACGCTATGGAGGATGGCGACCGGGAAGGTCCCCTCGTCGCGGGCGCGGCTGAAATCCTCGCCAATGCGCATGACCCGGCCAGCGGTGTCGAGGCAGACGCCGCCGTTGATCCAGCTCTGGGCGTGGTTCACCCAGCGCTCAAAGGTGTCGAACTGGCGGAAGACCGGCTGTCCCGTGCTGCCGTTGACCCAGGTCGTGCCCCAGGCGCCCCATTGCTTGAACAGGAAGGCGACCCCGGCCGCCCGGCACTGGTCGCGGATCGACCGGACCCATGCGGGATGCATAGGCCGGGCGCCGGGGCCACTCTCGCCGCCGGCGACGATCCAGTCGAGCGGCGGCGTGAAGCCGATGCGGTTCCCGACCATGCCGTGCTCTTCGACGCCGTCCAGCCATGGGCGGAAGTCGATTGGCCCGAGCAGCGGCTCGGCGCTGACCCAGCGGATATTGGCGGGCGTGTCGAGGAGGAGCGGGATGCGCTCGTCGGCGCGGCGCTGGTCCTCGCAGGAGATGCCCAGCCAGACGTTCGGCAGCGGCCACCACGCCCTGCCGGGCGTGACGTGCGGCAGGGGGACGACCGCCATGTCGGCATCGCCCCGCTCGCGGCGGATCCTGATGGCCGTGTCCGCGATGCGACCGGCGGCCCTGTTCATGTAGGACCGCATCCGCTCCGCGCGTTTCGTCAGCACCTGGAAGCTGTGCTGGGGCGCCAGCGCCATGACGGCGAAGACGCGGTCGATCATCTCGTCCGGCACCCACTCGCCGAACAGGTCGGTCATGGAGCAGACGAAGACCATGCCCGGCCGGGGCCAGCGCAGCGGCTGAAGAAGCATGGCCTCGTCGAGGAAATGCTCGACGTCGTCGCGATGGCCGGGCTTGAACGGCAGCCGGGTGCCGAGCCGCTTTTCGTTGAAGCCCTCGGCGTAGCAGTTCACGCAGCCGGGCGAGGCGTGTTCGCAATGCCAGCCGACCTTGCCGGTCGCCTTGTTGCGCGCGCGGATCGGCGTCCAGGTCGCGTCCGTCCATTCGATCTCGGTCTTGTCAGCCATTTGTGCGGGCCTCCGGGGGAATGCCGCCGCAGATGTTGACGGCGAGGGCGAACCAGGTGGCGATGCTCTCGACCTCGGCGTCGGTGCGCTCGCTGTTGACGTCGATCGTCGCGACGTCGCGGCCGTCGGCATCGAGGATGACGCCGATGTCCTCGAAGCTCACCCGCAGCGGCAGGCGGATGCCGAGCCCCGACATGATGCGGGTGAGGGCGGCGCGCGGGTCGATCACCGTGTCGAGGTCAGCCATGGGAGATCACCAGGAAGAAGAGGCCGAGAAGGGCGAGGCCGCCGATCATCGAGCCGAGGGAGACGACGAGGCATCCGGCCGGCGGCGGGCGGTCAGCTCGGACGAAGGCGGAGATGCCGCCGACGATCAAGCCGATGCTGGCGGCGAGGGTCGCGACGGCGGTGAAGGCGGCCATCATGCGACCGCTCCCGCCAGTGCCGGGGCGTCGATGTTGCGATGCTCGACGGTGAAGGTGAGCGCCGCGACCCAGGGATTCGCGGCCCAGGCGCGGGCGCCGTGGATGCTGTCCCAGAGGTCGCCATAAGCGCCGATCGATGCAAAGCAGCCGAGGCGTTGGCATGCGCTCACTCTCATGGCGATGCAGGTGTCACACTCCACGCCTTCGGCGATGGAGTCCTTGGCGCTGATGTCCTGCAGCCGCTCGACGCGGATCTCGGTGACGGTGAGCGTCAGGCGCGACACCCAGCGCGGCATGTGGATGGACGATCGCTTCGTCCAGACCGCCCAGGGATCTGGCGCGGCGAAGTGCCCGGAGCCGGGCACGAGGCCCTCAGGACCGTAATGCCGGTTGGCGCAGTTCGGCGGATCGCCGTCGGCCGCGTAGACGGTTGGCGCACTCTTGCTGACCCTGCGGGGACATTTGATCTCTTCACCGCTCGGCAGCGTCCCGTAGCTGTAGGGCTCGGGGTGCCACCACGTCTCGCGAACCCAGAGGCGGTCGCCGACGCAGAAATTGACGAAGTCCGGTGCGACGGTTGGGACCTCTTCTTCCGTCACGCCGAACAAGCCGCCGTGAGCGTTCGACACGATGAACTTGGCGCCGTCGGCCTGCACGACTTTCGACACCCGCCGCGTCTGCGTCTTCGTGCCGGCGACCAGCGCGCGAACCATTGGAGCCGAGAAGAGAATCGGCCGATCGGTCATGGCTGCCAGTTCCAAAAGCCCTGCGCGCCCTTGACGTCGACTGCCGGTACGACCGGCTGGATGTCGGTCAGCGGCCAAGCCCAGTTGCAGTGCTCGGCGCGGTCGCTGTCGTTCAGCTGGCCGCCGAACTCGCCGACGATGTCGAAGCCGCGCTTCGGCTGGCGCAGGATGGCGGTGCAAACAACGGCCGAGCGGGCGACGCAGCCGGGCGACGTGCGGATGCGCTCGAGCAGCGGGATGGCGAGCTCGGGCTTCAGGCAAGTCGTCCAGGCCTCGTCGCCATGCAGCCGGATCAGCAACTCGGACACCTCGTCACGGCGGACGGGGCGGGCTCCCGCATGGATGGCGATGCGGCGGCCGTGCAGGCTGGCCGGCGCGGCCCAGCTGCGGAACTCATAGGGCTTGGCGCCGATGGCGATCAGCGATGCCCAGGGCTGCCAGATCGTGATGGCCTTGATGACGGGGGGCTTCATGCCGCGGCCCTCGGGTCGGCGTCGAATCGAACTTGCACACCGTCCGGGCCGACGAGGCTGAGGTGGTGCGGGACGCGGCGGACCTCGGCTTCCGCCTCGGCGCGGGTGTAGCGGCCAGCCGACATGGCGTCGGTCGTGTAGCCGCTGCGGTTCGGCCGGTACCAGGCGTCGTTCTTGCGCGACCAGATCATGAAGGCCGGCTCGTCGCCGAACAGGATCCGGCGTAGAACCTCGGCGCGGCGAAATTCCATCCGGCGGATCGCGGCGGTCAGCTCCGCTTCGAGACGGTCCCGTCGCTTGCGGGCGTCGAGCTTGCGCCTCAGGTCCACGGGCTGGTGACAGAAGATCTCGTGCGAGCCGAGATTGCGAAGCTCGTACGGCCCGGCGACGACGAACCACATGTTGTTGATGTGGTAGAGCGCGGTGCCGCGCCGGATGCGGCCGTCGCGTCCGGTGAACCAGACGGTGGCGCCGCGCTCGATCAACGCACCATCGCCCGACCGGCGGTTGCCGTCGGTCTTGCAGACCGGGCGACCCAGAACTTTGTCGCTGTGCCAGCTTTCAGCCCATGAGCGCTGGACATAGGCGAGGGCGGTGAGCTCGCCGCGCCTTATGCCGACCCGGGTGCCGTTGCGCTTCTCCTCGGCGATCGTGGCGACCGTCCCGAGCCAGTCCAGCAGGCGGCGACGCTCCAGCTCGAAGCGGAGGCGGTCGAGGTAAGTCAGGCGCTGCAGCTTGTCGAAATCGTACCGGCGCCCGTTGGGATTTTGCAGCGCCCAGGTCTCGGCCCAGAAGTCCATGTCGACCACGCGACCGCTGATGCGGATCGTCGCGCGAAGATCGCCGCGGCTGGCAAGCCGGTGTGCCTTGCTCAGCGTCGGGAAACACCGGAGCACGTCCGGATCGGCGATGACCTTCCAACCGCGCGCTCTCATGCCGCGGATGACGCCGCCGAAAATCTCCCGGTTGAACGTCGGATCGTTCGGGTCGTCCTGCCAAATGCCGACATGCGTGTCGTGCAGGATGACGTCGACCTTGCGCTTCTCGTCCATGACCTCGGCTCTCTGTCAGGTTTCGGCGATGAGGCTGTCGATGGCGGCCAGGACGCCGGCGGTGGCGCGGCGGCGCAGGTCGAGCGCGTGCCGCTCCTTCCAGGCGCTGCAGGATACGGCAGTTTTCTCGGCGACGGCGCGGGCGAGGTCGCGTTCCTCGCGCGCGACGAGGCGGTCGACCTCCACTGTCAGGGCTTCGTGCTGGCGGGCCGCCGCGGCGCGCAGGAAGGAAAGGGTGACGACGGCATTCATCGGCCGGCGCCCTCGACCGCCGCGGCATGATGGATGCCCTCGATGTGCTCCGCCGCGCGCTCCCGCCAAGCGGCCCCGTGTTCGGCGGCAAGGCGCAGGAGCCAGTGCAGCAGATAGGCCTGCTCGGCCTCGGCCTTGGGCGGTATCGGCGCACCCGCCTCGCGGAAGACACGGGCGATCGGCCCGGCCTGGAAGTTCGGGATGCCTAGAATGGCCTGCAGGTCCGGCGTCAGCTCGGCCGGGACGATCAGGCTGTGCGGCGGCGCCGGGACGACCGCCGTGCAGCCTTCGCCGGCGGCCAGCGTGGCGACCGTCATGCGGCCGAGATGGCTGGTCTCGTAATCCTCGGCGCCGAAGTGATAGGCGTGGTGCTGCCGCAGCAGCGAGCGCATCACATCGTTTTCGATGGCGAGATGATCTTCGGGCTCGGTCCGGGCGGCGCTCATGCGGCTTCGCGCTCCGGCGCGATGGCAGCCTCGATCGCGGCGAGGGTGGAGGTCAGGCCGGCGATGGCGCGGACGCGCAGCGGATCGGGCAGGGAATCGATCCGGCGGGCGAGGCTGTCCACGTCCGGCGAGACGGGCAGTTCCGCGCCATCCTCGGAATCGCCGAAGAGATCGGCCGGCCTGCAGCGGAGCTCCCGGGCGATTGCGGCGAGGCGGCTGCCGCCGACGCGGTTGGCGCCCGTCTCGTATTTCTGGATCTGCTGGTAGCTCACACCGACGGCGGCGCCGAGCGTAGCCTGGCTGAGGCCGGCAAGCCGCCGGCGAATGCGGATTCTGTCGCCGATCTCGACATCGGCGGCGGCGGGCGTCTTCGGTTTCATGGTCGGTCCCCTCGGATGAGCTTGCTGGCTTCGAGCGCCTGGAGCGCGTCGGTCACGGCGCGGTAGGTCAGGCGCAATTTCTGGGCGATCGACGAGACCGGCCATCCGTCGGCGCGAAGGCGGCCGGCCTCAACGATCTGTTCGGGCTTGGGAATGCTCGCGACGTTGCGGGTCGCCCGGAACCGGGCGGCGCGGGTGATCGCGGCCTTGGCGGCGTCCGACGGCTCCATGACGTAGCCGACGCCCCAGATGGTGGAGACGACGAGCCCGAGCGGGTCGAAGTGCTTGCGTAGCCGGCAGACATGGACCTTGACGTTGTTGACGTGCGGGCCGCCGTCCTCAGCGTCGCCGAGCGCGCCGATGCGTAGGATCAGCTCCTCGTTCGTCACGACGCGGGGATAGCGATCCGCCAGGAGCTGGAAGATCAGGTACTGCGCCGGCGCCAGCCGGACGGTGCTGCCGGCATAGACGACCCTGCGCCGGGCATCGTCGAAGAGCAGCTCCAACGGCGAGACGAGGCCGCCGCAGCAGGGGCAGGGTACCAGCGCGGCCCTCTCCGCCTCGGCCGGGCGGGATGCGAGGAGGGCGCTCATGCCGCCATCCCCAGCCGGGCTCGCGCGCGGTCGAGGGCCGTCGTCCGACTGCGGGCCGCCGCCAGATCGCGCTCCAGCCGCTCGAAGAACGGCACCGTCCATTCGCAACCGGGAAGCATGACGATCCGCGCCATGACGTCGAGCGCATGCTCGATGTGCTCGGGCTTGATCTCTTCGGGACGCAGGCGGGGAGGTGGGCGACGGCGGCGCATTGGATCAGACCGGTCCGGCGAAGATCAGACCACCGCAGAGGGCGATGACGAGGATCGAGGCGAGGCCGACGAGATGGCCGACCTCGATGACAGCGCCACGCAGCACGCGCGGCCCATAGTGTGCGGTGGCCTTCTTCGCCTCGGCCCATTCGCGCCGGGCGTTCATGCCGCCCTCGCGTCGATCTCGGTCGCATAGGCGATGGTGGCGCAGACAAAGGCCGGCTCGGCTTTGTCGGCATCCTCGACGGAGAGCACCGGCGAGACGAGGACGGTGCGGCCGCGGTGCTGGCCGACGAGGCGCAGACCGTCGCCGTGCGGGCGGCGGCCGACGCGGATGTCGACGTCCACCATGGTCGGTTCAGGCTCGGTCGCGGCCGGCCCCCGATGCCGCGCTGCATAGGCGAATGTCGCCGCGCGCATGACCGGCTCCAGCGCCGCAGCGGCCTCGACCGTCAGCGGCGGAGTGAGAAGGGCGTTCCGGTCGCCGACCTTGCCGACGAGGCGGAGGAGATCCTTGTCGTCATCGACGGGCATGCGGGCGACATAGATGGCGAAGGCCGCGCCGCCGGCGACCACCGCCGCGCGGGCGGTGCCGAGGCGGGCGACCACCGCGTCAACGTCATGGCCCGCGATCGCCGCCTCGGCGGCGTGATCGCGGGCGGCAAGGCGCCGATCGTCGATGTCGGCCGGCAGCGACTGGTCAAAGGCGTCGTCCTGGCGTGGAAGGCGGGGATTGCGGCGGCACCAGGTCGGGCCGCGGCTCATCACCTCGTGGACGGGATATCCCGTCTCCTCGGCGATGGCGGCGTGGTTGATGGTGGGCATTGGAGGTCTCCATCGGGCAATTGCCGTTCGATGGAGAAATATTGCGATAATCGCGAAATTGCGTCAAGCGGTTTCATCGCGATAATCGCGAATTATCGATTGCCTGGCGGCAGTCTGCTGATTCGGCGGCGCTGGACTCTTCGGCCAATCTCGGGAATCAGTCGAGAACAAAAACGGAACATGAGAGGCTCATATGGACGGTGAAATCGCACGCTTTAAGCTTTTCCTGGCTTGCGCAAACTGCCTGCGGCGTTGCTCGAAGACGCTTTGCGTACCGAATGCGGATGATGCACCTCGAGATATCGAGGAGCTTGTCGGCAGCGCCTTTCTGAATAGCCAGGCTTTCGAGTGCAGCGAGTGCCATGGGGCGATTGCGGAGATCGTCGGCATCAATCAGCTGTTTGATGACGTGGCCGCATGAGGGAAGATCGGGGCAAGCCGTGGGGCATGATCTCGGCACCGCCAGGCCTTGGGATCGATGGCGCCGCGATGATCGTGAAGGGCGGTTCGATGGGAGGCATCGCCAACAATTCGCTGGTCTTCTACGACGAGGAGGTTGAGATGCCGTGCCTGGATCTGGTGGGCGAGCTAGTTGTTGCCGCGGTAGAGCCGTCGGGCGAACGCTACGTGCGTTTCCTCGAGCAGGGTTCGCAAATCGGGCTCTACAACCTCAGATCCGCGACGGGGCCTACCCTAGCTGACGTTCGCTTGAGGTGGGCGGCTTTGGTGAAGTGGGTGAAGCTCCCTCCGCACGAGCAAAAGTTCGAACGGCCGGCCTCTAGCTGATCTTGTTGGTGACCGATCGCACGAGGGCGATGATCTCGATCCTTGTGCCGTCGTCTGCTTGCGCATCTCGGTCGACGATTATGGGCCGGTGCTTCGGATTGGTCGACCTCGGGTGAAACTCAACCCGGTCGTCATGCAGTTCCACCTGCTTGACCGACCACTCGCGCAGATGACCCCCATCGCGGGTCCGCTCGACAACGACCGTCATGCCGTCACGGACCGGGTAGAGATGCGCGACGTCCTCATAGGCAACGCAGATCGCCCGACCACCTGGAAGAAGCGGGGGGTGCATAGCGTTCATGGAATCCCCCCGTATCTCGAACACGAGAATCCGCGCGCGCGGGAATTCCGGATCCTCCGGGACGATGACCCGCTCGGGCTCTCGTTGATCGAACTCGTCGATCTCGATGAACGACCCGGCCTCAACGACGCCAGCGACCAGCGCGTGGGCGAAACCGCCAGTCACGGGCTGCACTACGTCACTATCAGAATGAGGAGAGCCGTCTGCTTTCTGGCCGAAAAACTCTTCAATTTTTGGCAGCTCGTGAGCCTTGATGTCGCGGGTTTCCGCTCCGAGCCCGATCGCTGCCATCCGCGTGATCTTTGTCGGTGTCAGGCCGAGATGCTTCGCCAATCGGGCACGCGTGCCTCTCGGGCTCTCGTCAAGCTTTTTAGCCAGCCACACTTTAAAGCTGTGTTGATCATCCATCCCGGCATCTTTGCGGAATGCGCGAATTTTTCCATCGCGATATTCGCGAATTACGCTTGACAGTTTATCGCGAATATCGCGATTATGTCGGCCATGAGGAAGCACCGGCTCGAACCTGCAAGATCTGTCATCGCCAAGCTGGGCGGCATCGACGTCGTCAGCGAGGCTACCGGCAGACATGTCTCCCGCATTTATCGCTGGATGTACCCGAAGGTTCAGGGTGGGACAGGCGGGCTGATCCCGCAGAGTGAGGCCGCCAAGCTTCTCGCATTCGCTCATGCAAACCAGATCCCACTTTCTGCCGCTGACTTTTTCGCCGCGGACACCGGCTCAGAGGTGGCTGCATGAAACACGTCGCGCCTTCCTCACCAAGACACGATGCCTCCGCCGGCCGGCACGGTCACGGTAATTCGCAGGCTGCATCTTACCCCGAGATCGCCCGATGAGCGCGCCTTTCACCGACCTCGACGAGCGCGCGCTGAAGGCGATGACCGGCGAACTGGTCTCTGCCTGCGGTGGCACCAAGGCTGTCTCGATGATCCTTGGGCTCTCCGAGCCGCGGGTCTCCGGCTACACCAGCGTCTCCCACATGGACCGGTTCATGCCGGTGCGGGCCGTTACCAAACTGGAACTCACCATCGGCTCGCCGATCGTCAGCCGCTGGATGTCCGAACGCCTGACCCGGGACGGTGGCGCAGATGCCGCGACGCTGACGGTCAAAGACCTGTGCCGCATCGTCAAGGAGACGTCGGACCTCAACAGCGTGATGGGTGAGGCCTTGAGCGACGGGATCGTCAACTCGGCCGACCGCGCCGCTATCCGACAGGAGATCGTCGAGCTCCGCCTCGTTCTCGACGCCCTCGAGCAGAAGGTCGAGCTGACATGAGGGGCAGTGGCGGTTTTCTTGCAGCGGCCGTCTCGCTGCTCTCGGCCATGCCGGTGGTCGCCCTCGGCCATGGCGGCCAGTTTCCGGCGGCCGCCCGGTTTCGCCTGCGCGGCCGGCGCTATCCGCATGACGGTCTGCGCCAGTGCGCTCGCTACTCCAGGCAGATCGCCGCCGGTCGCCTCACCGTTTCCAACGGCCTAGCGCCTCCGGGCGCCGTGGTTCCGCGCGGGTAGCGTTCCTCGCGCGGCAGAGCCGGGTCCGTCACTCCCCTCGGGGCGGGCCCGGCGACATTCCCGCCCCGGCGGGAGGAGAGGGCGGCGACGGTATCGCAGGAGTGCGGATGCCGCCCTCCGATTTTCCCGGCCCTGGCTGGGGGCTTTCCGCGCGGGTCCTCCCCTTGCGCGGCAGACTGCCGGGCCCGTCGCTGTCTGACGGGGCGGGCCCGGTCCTTTTTCTCTCCCCCAGGACGGCTTCATGCTCCATGACCCCACCCTTTCGGCAGCCGGCGCGGAGGCCGATCGCGCCACCGCCGGCCGGCCGCCGGTGGTGCCGTTTCCAGGCGGCGTCTTCGACGTCGTCTATGCCGACCCTGCCTGGAACTTCAAATCGAACTCGCTCGCCAAGCCCGGGCGCAATGCGCGCCGGCACTATCCAACGATGAGCCTCGCCGAGATCGCCGCGCTGCCAGTGCGTGAGCACGTCGCCGACAATGCGGTGCTGTTCTTCTGGATCACCGGGCCGTTTCTGGTGACCGGCGCGCATCTGCCGATCTTCAAGGCCTGGGGCTTCAAGCCGACCGCCATGGGCTTCACCTGGATGAAGCTGAACAAGAACGCGCCGACGCTCTTCTTCACCCGCGACGATCTCTTCATGAGCGGCGGGTTTACCACCCGCAAGAACGCCGAGTTCTGCGTCCTCGGCCGGCGCGGCCGGAGCCTCCGGCATTCGAAGTCGGTGCGCGAGGCGGTGCTCGAGCCGCGCCGTGAGCATTCGCGCAAGCCCGACAGCGTGATCGAGGGCATCGAGCGCTATGTCGGGCCGGACAAGCGGATGCTGGAGCTGTTCGCGCGGTCTGAGCGGACAGGCTGGACGAGCTGGGGCAACGAGACGGACCGCTATCCCGCGGCGCCGCTGTCCCCCGTCCCGGTATATCCCCAAACGTCTACACCGCTTCCTAAAATGGTGTATCCCGCGGTGCTGGCATGCTGAGGTTCGGAATCACGCCGGTGCCGTTCGTCTCGATGTGGACGAGCGAGACGCCCATCACCATCGAGCCTTGCCGCTACGCGGGCGGCCGGCCGGCGCTGTGCCAGCCGCAGTCGCCCGGCGTCGGCCGGCCGGTGTTCGTCAAGCCGCACATGGTCCGGCAGCGGCAGGCGATCGTCGATGGTCTTTGCGACACCTGCGGCAGAAGCCTTGCCGGCCGCACGAAGGTTTCGCTCTCGCATGCGCGGGTGAATTTCAAGGGTGCGAACGGGCCCTGCGTCATGCAGGTCGAGCCACTGCTGCACAAGGCGTGCGCTGCCCTGTCTCTCCGGCACTGCCCTTCGCTTCGCCGGGATATCCGCGAAGGCCGCATCACAGTTCGTCAGGTCGGCCGGCATCGCGTGCAGATGGCCCTGCTGACCGCCGCAGCGACGATGGAGGCCTGCGGCGTCCCAGCGCCGGGCGCGATCGGTCACGCCAAGATCGAGCTTCTCGGCTGGACCGACCGGAACCTCGACTGGATCGGAGGCGCGTCATGCTGACAATCCTCATCGCCCGCATCGAACTCGCCGGCCGCTGCGACATGGAGCTCGACGCCGATCTCCTCGGCTGGCTCTCGACGCTGCCGCAGATCGGCAAGACGGAGATGTGGCTTCGGCATTCCTACGGCCTCGTCGGCAATCTTACCGGCGCCGAGCGGCTGCTGCAGGATCTCGTGCCAGGCGCGGGGTGGAGCCTTGCCGTCGGTCCGGCGACAGGCGCACGCGCGGTCGTCGCCATTCCCGGCCCGTTCGGCCTTGAGAGCCGTGGCGGTATCGCGCCGGTCGCGGCCAACGCGCTCCTGGCTGCGACCCTGCGCGCCCATGCGGAACCCCCCATTTTCCCAAAGGAGCCGGCATGACACCCGATCTGGAATCCGCCGTCGCCCTCTGGAACGAGGGCAAGACGATGACCGAGATGGCCGCGGCGCTCGGACCTGATGTCACCCGCAACCAGGTCGCCGGGCTCATCGCGCGCAACCGGGCGCGTTTCGAAATGCGCCAGAAGCAGAAGGAAGTGCCGCCCGAGACCGTCGACGCGGCGGCGCGGCTGTGGGCGACGAACGCCAGCGAAGAGACGATCGTCGCCGAACTCGGATTCCGTGACGTCCTGCATTTCCGGCGGGTGAAAGAAGCCCATCTCGACCGGTTCCCCAGCCGGCGCTGCGTCTCGGCGAAGCTGAAGGCCGACATGGCGCAGGAAACACGGCGGGCGAAGGCGGCGCGCGCCGCCGTGCGCCAGACGCGGGCGCCGGCCAATGATGTCGAGGACCTGGACGTTGCGACGGAAGCCGCGGCCCCGCCGACCCGCGCGGAATCCTTCCGGCCGCTCGCGGGGCAATTGCCCATCGCCGTCGAGATGTGCGGCGGCTGTCGCTGGCCGGTGCATGCCGAGGGCGACCCGATGCGGGAGACGGCCCGGTTCTTCTGCGGCGCCGTGCAGGACCGCGGCTCGTCCTACTGCGCGACGCACCGGGCCGTCGGAACCGTGGCGAGGGCGGCATGACCCGGCAATCCTATCGCGACTTCCTCGAAGCGAAGGTCCGGATCGCGGACAAGGTTGGCTTCGACCTGCCGCCATCCGCCTTTCACCCCAGGCTGAAGGACCATCAGCGCGCCATCGCCCGCTGGGCGGTCGCCGGCGGCCGGCGCGCCTTCTTCACCCGCTTCGGGTTGGGGAAGACCGGCATGCAGCTGGAGACGATGGACAAAGTTCTTGGCCAGCTCGACGACGCGATCGGTTTGATCGTGATGCCGCTCGGCGTTCGGCAGGAATTCTTGCGCGAGGCCAAGCTCCTCGGCCTCGAGGTGCGCTTCATCCGGTCGCCGCACGAGATCGATCGCGCGGCCTGCCGAATATATCTCACCAATTACGAGAGCGTGCGGGACGGCCGGCTCGACCCGGCCCTTTTCTCCGCGGCGAGCCTCGACGAGGCCTCGGTCCTGCGCAGCTACGGGTCGAAGACCTATCAGACCTTCCTCACGATCTTCCGGGACGTGCCGTTCCGCTTCGTCGCTACGGCGACGCCCTCGCCGAACCGGCTGAAGGAGCTGATCCACTATGCCGGCTTCCTCGGCGTGATGGATACCGGGGAGGCGCTGACGCGGTTCTTCCAGCGCAACAGCGAGAAGGCCAACGACCTCACGCTCTATCCGCACAAGGAGCGCGAGTTCTGGCTTTGGGTGAACAGCTGGGCGGTGTTCCTGCAGAAGCCGTCCGATCTCGGCTTTTCCGACGAGGGCTACACGCTGCCCGACCTCGACGTGCGCTATCACGAGGTGGAGACGACGCTCTTCGACGGGTCCTTCGAGCGGGACGGGCAGGGCGTCCTGATCCGTGACACGACGGTCGATCTCGCTGGCGCCGCACGCGAGAAGCGGGCGACGCTGCCCGTCCGCATCCAGAAGATGGCCGAGATCGTCGCGGCGGCCCCCGCCGAGCATTTCATCCTTTGGCACGACCTCGAGGACGAGCGGCGCGCGATCGAGCGTGCCCTGCCGGAGGCGGTCTCGATCTTCGGCGCGCAGGACCTCGACACGCGCGAGGAGGCGATCATCGACTTCTCGGAAGGGCGCTTCCGGATCCTGGCGGCAAAGCCGGTGATCGCCGGCTCCGGCTGCAATTTCCAGCGCCACTGCCACCGCGCCGTTTTCCTCGGCATCGGCTTCAAGTTCAACGACTTCATCCAGTCGGTCCACCGTATCCAGCGCTTCGGCCAGGAGCATCCCGTGCGCATCGACATCGTCCACGCCGAGAGCGAGCGCGAGGTCCTGCGGGCGCTGCGCCGGAAATGGACCCAGCACGAGGAGATGGTGGAGACCATGAGCGAGATCATCCGGCAATACGGGCTCGAGCAGCTGAACATGGCCTCGGAAATGCTGCGGGCCATGGGACTGGAGCGGACCGAAGCGACGGGCGCGATGTGGCGCGTCGCCAACAACGACTGCGTCGACGAGACCCGCGCCATGGCGGAAAACTCGGTCGACCTGATCGTGACCTCGATCCCCTTCGCCAACCATTACGAGTACACGCCGAGCTACAACGACTTCGGCCACACCGACAACAACGACCACTTCTGGGCGCAGATGGACTTCCTGGCGCCGGAGCTGAAGCGCGTGCTGAAGCCCGGGCGGATCGCGGCGCTGCATGTGAAGGACCGGATCAATTTCGGATCGGTCACGGGGCACGGCCGGCCGACGGTGTCGCCCTTCCATGCCGAGGCGATCTTCCATAGCCTGAAACACGGCCTGCAGTACCTCGGGATGATCACGGTCGTCACCGACGTGGTCTTCGAGAACAACGGCACCTACCGGCTCTCCTACGGCGAGATGCTGAAGGACTCGACGAAGATGGGCGTCGGCTCGCCCGAATACGTGCTCCTCTTCTCCAAGCCGCAGACTGACCGGTCGAAGGGCTATGCCGACACGCCGGTGGTGAAGAGCCGCGAGGAATATTCGCTGGCGCGCTGGCAGATCGACGCGCACGCCTTCTGGCGCTCGTCGGGCGACAGGATCCTGACGGCCGAGGAACTGGCGAAGCTGCCGACCAAGACGCTGGTGCGCGCCTTCACCCAGCGCAGCCTACAGGGCGTCTACGACTACCGCGAGCATGTCGAGATCGGCGAGACGCTGGAGGCGGGGCATGTGCTGCCGGTGACCTTCATGAGCCTCGCGCCGGGATCGATGGACCCGGACGTCTGGCACGACATCAACCGCATGCGCACGCTGAACGGGGAGCAGGCGGCGAAGGGGCGCGAGAAGCACATTTGCCCTCTGCAGTTCGACATCGTCGACCGGCTGATCGAGCGCTACTCGATGAAGGGCGAGACGGTATTCGACCCGTTCGGCGGCCTCTTCACCGTGCCCTATCGCGCCATCCGGCTCGGCCGGCGCGGTGCGGCCGTCGAGCTGAATGCGGGCTATTTCCGCGACGGCGTGCGGCACCTCCAGGCCGAAGAGGCCCGGCTCGCCGTGCCGACGCTGTTTCAGCTGATGGACATGCCGGCCGCCCAGCAGGGAGAGGCGGCATGAACGCGCCCCTCTCGATCGTTCCCGATCCCACGGCGCTGCCGACGATCGCCGCGGCGCTCCTCGTCGCAGCCGCCGTGTTCCACGTCGGCCTGTGCATCGCCTTCGACCCGTCCGAGCAGCGCGTGCGCCGGCTCGGTCTCGGCGTGATGACGGCCGGCGCCTTCGGCTTCGTCGCCGTCATCATCCTGGTCGCGAGGTGAGCCCGATGGACAAGCAGGACAGCTTCAAGACGAAAAACCCGGCCGGACACGCCGCCGCGTCCGACCGGGCCGCGCTCGCCGCCTTCGCCGCGGCGCATCTAGAGGTCGATGGCCGCGGCGAGGTCGATCTCGGCTCGGCCTTCGCCACCTATCGCCGATTCTGCCGACGGTGGGGCCTCGCAGACATGAAGCGCAGCAATTTCGCGTGGGCGCTCCTCTCCTACATCCGGCCGCTGGGCGGGGTGCGGTCGGGCGACAGCTTCACCGGGATCGCGCTGATCGAGGCTGTCGCTGCGCCGCGCCACGAGGCGGTGAAGGAGGTCGCGCCGCGGCCGCCGGCGCCCTCGGCGAGCCGCTGCACGTTGCTGCCGGCGCCGCCCCTTTCGCCGAACCCGGCGATCGAGGCAGTGCGCCCGGCCGTGGTGGCCATGGAGGGCCTCGTCGAACGCGTCAGCGAGGTCTTCGGCGTCCCGGCCGAGCTGCTGCAGCCGAAGCCGGAAGCGGCCGAGACCACGGCCGGCGCCGGGCGTGACGACGTCGCCGCCTTCCTCGACCAGCGCCTCGTTGAGAAGCCCGGTTTCTGCGTCTCGCTGGAACGCCTGAAGCAGGTGGCCGCCGAGGAGGGGTTCACCTTCCGCGAGGTGCTCGCCCGGGCCAAGGCGCGGGGCCACGAAGTGCGCAAGAACGCCTGGGGACCGGATTTTCTAACGGATGCCGTGCTGCTGGAGGGTGTGAGATGAGGCCGCTGATCGTCGACAGCTTCGCCGGAGGCGGCGGGGCGAGCACGGGAATCGAGATGGCGCTCGGCCGCTCGCCGGACATCGCGATCAACCACAATGCCGCGGCGCTGGCCATGCACGAGGCGAACCATCCGGGCACGCTGCACTTGTCGAAGAACATCTGGCAGGTCGATCCGCTCGAGGCCGTTGGCAACCGCCCGGTCGGGCTCGCCTGGTTCTCGCCGGACTGCAAGCATTTCTCGAAGGCCAAGGGCGGCAAGCCGGTGAAGCGGAACGTCCGCGACCTAGCCTGGACCGTCGTGCTCTGGGCCAAGCGCGCGCGCCCGGCGATCATCATCCTGGAGAACGTCGAGGAATTTCAGGACTGGGGCCCGCTGCTCTATGCCGAGGACGGCACCTGCAAGCCCTGTCCCGACAGGCGCGGCGAGACTTTCAAGGAATGGGTGAGCCAGCTGAAGCGGCTCGGCTACAAGGTCGAATTCCGCCAGCTCGTCGCCGCAGATTACGGCGCGCCGACGACGCGCAAACGCCTGTTCCTGATCGCCCGGCGGGACGGGCAGAAGATCGTCTGGCCGGCCCCGACGCATGGCAAGCCGACCGATCTCGACGTGATCGCCGGGCGCAAGCTGCCCTGGCGGACGGCGGCCGAGATCATCGATTGGTCGCTGCCGTGCCCGTCGATCTTCGAGACCTCGGAAGAGATCATGGCCCGGCACGGCCTGCGCGCCGTGCGGCCGCTGGCCGATGCGACGATGGCTCGGGTGGCGCGCGGCGTGAAGCGCTACGTGCTCGACGCGGCCAAGCCCTTCATCGTGAAGTTCCAGACCGGATCGACCGGCAGCGGTATCGACGCCCCGCTGCCGACTGTGACGGCCAACAGCTTCCACAAGCGCCCAGGCGGGGCGGCGCCCGTCGGCCTGGTCGTGCCGCACCTGTCGACGATGCGGAACTCGGGGAAGCCCTTCAACGAAGTCGACAAGCCCACGCACACGGTCACTGCAGGAGGTGCCGGCATTGCGCTGGTCGCTCCCTCCCTGATGCCGCTCACGCACCAGGGTGGCGACCGGAACAACTCTGCAGAAGAGCCGCTGCGCACTGTGACCACAGCCCATCGCGGCGAGATGGCTCTCGTCGCTCCACTACTGACCGCAGCCCAGCACGGCGGGGCCAATCGAGGCGCCGACGAGCCGATGCGCACGATCGCCGCCTCGGACAAGGATCAGCATGCGGTAATCGCGGCCACGATGATCCAGTCCGGCTATGGTGAGCGTGAGGGGCAGGAGCCGCGGGCGCTAGACGTCGAGGCGCCGCTCGGCACGGTCGTGGCCGGCGGCGTGAAGCATGCCGTCGTCGCCGCGCATCTCTCCCGTCAGTTCGGCGCCGGCACTAATCGGGGGATTGAGATGCCGGCGCCGGCTGCGACAAAAGTCAACATGTCGATGCTGATCGCCGCCTTCATGGCGCAGCACAACAACGATAGCCGCCGCACCGGTGGCGTCAATCCAGGTCAACCGGCGAATCGCCCGCTCTCGACGATTACCTCTTCCGGGTCACAGCAGGGCGTCGTCGCCGCCCACATCTCGCAGCTCTGCGGCTCCCACAAGACCGCCAGCGGAGGCGACCTCAGCAACCCAGCACCGACGATCACGACGTCAGGTGAGAAGGGCGGAGGCCATGCTGCGCTCGTCGCCGCCTTCATGGTCAAATACTACGGGACCGGCGGCCAGGACCAGAACATCGACAACCCGATGCACACCCTGACGGCCAAGGCGCGGATGGGCCTCGTCACCGTCGACATCGACGGCGAGCCCCACACCATCACCGACATCGGCATGCGCATGCTGACGCCGCGCGAGCTGTTCTCGGCGCAGGGCTTCCCGCCGGACTATCAGATCGACAGCATCGCCTACGGCGGCCGAGTGCTGACCAAGTCCGAGCAGATTTCCTGCGTCGGCAACTCGGTCTGCCCGCCGCTCGCCGCCGCGCTCGTCGCCGCCAATGCCGGGCATCTTCGGGAAGAAGCTTTCCGCGAGGCGGCGGAATGACGGACCTCTCAGCCCTCCACGACGACGAGATCGTCGCCGAGATGCAGGTGCGCCTGGCGCGCGGCACGGTCGGTTTCCACGGCCTCTACGCCGCGCATCAGACGGACTACCGCGCCGCCTATCATCAGGTCTGCCTGCTCTCGGCGCGCTGGAACAATGAGAGCACCCACACTTTCGACAGCCGCTTCGTGCGCGAGTTGCGCGGGCTGCTGAACGAGCTCGGCACGTTTCGCGCGGTCGATCCCGGCGTGTTCGCGGTCAACACGACCTTCCATGGGAAGGAAACGGCCTTCCAGGATCACCAGCCCCGGCGCGAGGACGCGGCATGATGGCCCGGCCTGACCTGTTCGCCGGCGGCCCGCGCCTGGTCTACGACGACGCCATCGAGCTGACCGTCGCCTCGCTGCAGGCCTATGGGCCGACACATCCGCATTGGGGCGTCGCCTGGTCGGGCGGCAAGGATTCGAGCGCGACGCTGACGCTGATCGCGCACCTCATCGACGTCGGCCGGATCGAGGCGCCTCGGTCGCTGACGGTTTTCTATGCCGACACCCGGCAGGAGCTGCCGCCGCTGCAGGCGGCCGCGCTGCGGATCATGCGCCAGCTGGCGGAGCGGGGCATCCCCTGCGAGGTAGTGACGGCGCCGCTCGACAAGCGGTTTCTCGTCTACATCCTCGGTCGCGGTGTGCCGCCGCCGAACAACAACACGCTCCGCTGGTGTACGCGGCAGATCAAGGTCGACCCGATGTCGGCGGCAATCGCCGAGCGCCTCGACGCGATCGACGGCAACTTCCTGATGATCACCGGCGTTCGCCAAGGCGAGAGCGCCATCCGCGACCAGCGCATCGCCATGTCCTGCGGCAAGGACGGCGCCGAGTGCGGGCAGGGCTGGTATCAGGAGGTCCTGCCGAACGCCAAGGGCATCCGCGGCCGGATCGCGACGCTGGCGCCGCTGCTGCACTGGCGGGTCTGCAATGTTTGGGACTGGCTGCGAATCTACGCGCCCATGCCGGAATATGGCCGGTGGGCCACGGCGGCGATTGCCGACGCCTATGGCGGCGACGAGGCGGCCGAGATCGCGGCGCGGACAGGGTGCATCGGCTGTCCGTTAGCGTCAAAGGATCTGGCGCTTGAGACGGTGATCGCCACGCCCGGCTGGGGGCATTTGTCGCCGCTGCGCGGACTGAAATCGATCTATCGCGAGCTGCGCGAACCGCGGAACAGAATCCGCAAGGCGGGCGTCGAGCGGTTGCAGGACGGCTCGATCGCCAAGAACCCGCAGCGCATGGGGCCGTTGACCTTTGCCGCCCGCCTCGACGCGCTGGACCGGATCCTCGCCATTCAGGCGGCGTGCAACGACGGCGCGGCCGCAGCGGGGCGACCGGGCGTCGATATCCTCAACGCTGATGAGGAGGCCCGCATTCGCGAGCTCGTGGCTGCTGGGACCTGGCCGCAGGGCTGGGACGGCGACGAGCCGGCGGCCGACATGCCGATGGACAGCTATTTCAGGGACGGTTCCGTGCAGCCGCTGATGCTCTAATGACGTCAGCGAGGGTGCGTGATCAGTATCTCGAAATTGCGGTGTTGAACCCCCTTGGGATCTCCAACGAGCCGCAATATTACGTCGACAGATTGGGGCGATACCCAGCTTCGGACTATTTCGTCGTCTGGAGTTGTGGCTACCAGCGTGATGTTAAGCGCATCGGGCGCTTTGGAGCGATCGAGCCATCCATCCATTGTGATTTGTTGGGCGGTTTTGATCAGCTTTTTGTTCAGAGAGGCCTCGACGAGGTAAGTATTTTTCTCAAATCCGCGGATATTAGCGTTTTATATTATCAGCGCTCGTCTATTCCAGTTGATAAATTTGACGATTATCTCGTCTGGCTCCTTGAAGTGTTGCACGGCATCGACGCTAGGAAATTCGTCGCCGACGATGAAGTCGGTTTGGCGTTTAGCCTCGGCCACCTGTCGTCGAAGCGGGTCGAAGGTTTTGACCGCTATCGCAATTGCTACGGCCGCGGCTATCCATCCGCTAAGTGCTCCGAGCCATCCACGAAAGCATTCTGCCGCTCCTTCGGTCGAGGAACAGACGGCATTGCGCTGAACCAACACCAAAAGGATCAACGCAGCCGAGGCACCAACGAAACTTGCAGTGACCGTTTTCAGCCAAGATCTCATTTTCCCTCCCGCCAATCTCGTCACCGATACAGTACCTTGGCCTTGGCGGGATCGCTATGAGCGACTGGGGCAAGGTTCCGCGCGAGGTGTTTATGGATGCCCGCCTGACGCGGCAGGACATCCGCGTCTTCGGCATCCTGTGCGCCTATGCCAGCGGCAAGACGGGCGTGTGCACGCGGCGGCAGGAGGCGATCGCCGAGGAGATCGGGGCCAGCCGCGAGGGCGTGAACCGCTCGCTGAAGAAGCTCGTCTCCCTCGGCTACGTCGCGACCAAGGCACGGGCCGGAATGAAGCGGAGCCTGGAATACAAGGTGCTGATCGGCGAGGGCACGGCCGGCCAGATGAGCCTCTTCGACGTCCAGGATGCGCCCCGCCAGGCGAAGCCCAAGCGCGGTAAAAGTGACCGGAAGATCACATCTGTTGTGACGCCTGAGGTCACATCTGTTGTGACGTCTGAGGTCACAGCTATAGAACAGACCCCCGTTAACAGAGCCTCGCCTGACGGCTCGGCACAGCTGGGCGAGGGCGAGCAAGCGGCAGAGCAGCCGGCTGTTCTCGGAATTCACCAGCGGGACGACCTCGACCGGCTGAAACACCGGCTCCGAGAGGCGGCCGGCTCGGCGATCAACGAGGCGCATCCGTCCTTCATCGTTCTGGCCGAGCCGATCGGCTGGCTCGTCGCCGGCTGCGACCTCGAGGCCGACGTGCTGCCGACCATCACCGGCCTTGCGGCGCGGCACCGGGGGCCGCCGATCCGATCCTGGAAGTATTTCGCCGAGGCGGTGATCGAGGCGCGCGACCGGCGGCTGAGGGCGACGTCGCCTCCGCCGACCCTCTCACCATCGGCCGTCCAGGCGCCGCCAGGAACCGCCACCATCATCCCGTTCGACAGCCGAGGAACCCGCCATGGGCCAGATCACAGCGCAGACCCCCCGAAGCCTGCAGGCCGCTTCGCTGCCGTTGCCGCCCGACGCCGCCGCGACCTCGCTGGCGACGGCGCTGGAGGCGCGGACGATCCGGGTTAGCCCGGGCGTCTACCGCTACCCCGAGGGCGGCGGGATGACCGCTGGCGAGCGCACCGCGGCGCTGGCCTCGATCGCGCAGCTGGAAGCGCGGCTCGCGGCCACGGTGCCGGACGACGGCGGGACGATCGCCGAGAGCGTCGCGGAGCAGGTCTATGCCAGCTTCAAGGCGCGGGACGGCAAGTCAAACGAACAGACGATCTACGACGGCTTTCTGATCGCGCTGCCGGGACGGGCGGTGGCGGCGGTGCGCGAGGCGGTGCGGCGGATCATCCGCAGCGAGGCGCCGGCGAAATACTCCCGGACGTTCGTGCCGACGGCCGGCGAGCTCGCCGAGCTTTCGATGGCGATCGAGGACCAGTGGCGGCTGGACCGGGCGCGGTTGGTGCGCCTGCTCGACCTGGTGGAGATCGAGCCGGTGGAGCAGCCGAGCCGGCCAACCGACGCGATGTTGGCGGCCGCGCGGGCGCAGGTGGCGCGTTCGGCGGAAGCGATCACCGCCGAACGGGGCCAAGCCGTGCCGAGGGTCTCTCCGGCCGCCGCCGTCGCGGCTGAGACGACGGCACGGCGGTCTTCGGTTGGAGAGCGTGTGGAAGCCGCAGAGGCTGCCCGTCGGCGCAGGTCGATGGATTGGGAGGTCTGAGAAGAGCGTGGCGTCCCATTCAATCCAGTGGTTCGTGGTGCGGACGAACCCGCGCTGCGAGCGCCGCGCGAAAGCCTCGCTCGCCGATGCCGGCTTTGAGACCTACGCGCCGACCGGCCGGCGGGGCATTATCCACCACCGGACGAAGAAGCTGATCGTGAAGGAATACCCGATCCTCGTCGGTTACATCTTCCTGGTGATGCCGGCCGACCGGCGGCTACAGCATTTCGGGTTCGTGCGTGCCTGCGACGGCGTGCACAGCGTGCTAGGCCTGCAGGCTCAGGTCGGCGGCGCTCCGCGGTATCTGCCGATTCCGGCGTCCGTCGTCGACAAGCTGCACGACGAAGAGTTTCGCGGCAGCTTCGACGACACGCGCCAGGTGGCGGCAAAGCGCAAGACGAGGGCGCATGGCTTCGCCGAGGACGACGCGGTGAGAGTGACGGCGGGGCCGTTCTCGGATTTCACGGCGACGGTGTGCGATGCGCGGGGGCAGGAGCAGATCAAGGTGCTGGTCGAGATCTTCGGGCGGTTGACGGAGGTATCGGTGCCGGTCGATGCGATTGAGCCCATTCGAAAGGCGAGGACCTCTTGAAGCGATGGTTTCGGAAGTCGCTAGAACATGCTGTTGATGTTGACGGAATCGATGATGTCGCGTAGACCCCTGAACATCGATCTGCCTGCCAGCGCGGCCACGTGACTCGCCGGGGCACCGCCGGACCTTCGAAGCCGGCGTCAGGGAGGTTTATGGGCTCGCGAAAGCGGGCCTATTTCGTTCTCGGAGGAAAGGTGAATGGGCAGGTGGGCGGGCGAGCCCGCCTCTAGGGTACATTAACCTGCATGCTCCTGCGCATCGGAGTGCAGGAAGCGGCCGTCGGGATGGTCAGGATCCCGATCTCCCGTCGCCATGACACAGCGATTCCGTCCCGCCAATTTCGCCCGGTAAAGCGCCTTATCTGCAAGCTCGTATGCCTCTGTGAGGGTGCGGCCGGCCATGCAACACAGGCCGATGCTAACCGTCACCCCACGCGGCGGCAGGACCGCACCCGCAATGCCTTTCATGATCCGCCACTTCACGAATTCAGCATGGTGCAAAGCCTGCAAGGCAGGAACGTTTAGGAGCACAACTGCAAATTCCTCGCCTCCCACCCTGCCGCAGATGCGGGACATTGCCAGACCGTCAGTAAGTGCAGCTCCAACTGCCTCAATTACTCCGTCGCCAACAATATGTCCGAAGGTGTCGTTAATTCGCTTGAAATGATCGATATCAGCGATCAGCAAGTAAAAATTTGCGCGGTCACCGTCCAGCCGTTCAATTTCTGCGAAGAAGCCACGGCGGTTCAGCAATCCGGTCTGGTAGTCAGTTAGTGAGAGAAGTTCAAATTCTCGCTGAGCGACGTAAAGCCGATGGTTTGCCTTTGCTGCCATGAAGATAAACACTCCTCCAACGCCAGCCGTCAGCAGCGCCGTCTGAAGTAAAGAGACCCACATTCTCTCGGGGAAATAGTACGTGTTTATCATTGCGTCAGAGCCGACGGCGATGCCGATAAGCAACGCTGTAGCCGCCGTCGCGAAGAGCCATAAATGCCGCTTTGAGCGGATAACGAACAGGTGCGATAGGTATGGCAGCATTTGGTGGCACCTGCAGGGGTTGATAGCCACCTATAGACGATGGTGTGGCCGAAGAACGGCAAGTTCAGTGCGCTTCATCTGCCGGCAACTGTGCAAGGCTCGCTTGGATGCCCGAAACGAAACGGTGCGGCTGAGGGAGGTTCACGCGAGGATCCGTGAGCCGAGTGCGGAGACGCTGGATTTGGCCAGGCGCCGAGTGCGCGAGCTCGGGCTAAGATGACCGGCAACGGCCTTTACGAACGGATGCTCGGCTTCGACTATCAGGGCGGCGATATGGCCGATTTGATGCATAAGGTCTGGTCGCCGACGCCGTTCATGACGGAGTGCCACACCGGCGCGGTGGCGAGCGACGACTGGCTAGCGATGCGGGATTGGTGTCGAGCGCGCTGGGGCGACATGGCCTGGCCGATCCATGGCCGTGCGGGCCGCTGGCAGGACGGGAGCGCGACGGTGTTCGGCTGGACGTTCTTCGGCTTCGAGACGGCGGAAATGCTGGCCGAATTCGAGGCCGAGTGGGAATGCCGCAGCAAGGATCCGCCCGGGCACCGACAGCCCGACGCGCCGGCTCTTGCGACCTGGCGGCGCCGTTTGATTTCCGGAGATGACCATGCGCCTCGCCGCCGCCTGCCAGAGCCTCGCTGCCTGGACTCGATCTCTCCTGCCGCGGTCTCACCGGCGCGGGCTCGACGTCTGCGCGTTGCGACTGGAGCCGGGGGACATCCTGGTGCTGCAGACGGACAGGACGATCAGCCGCGACGAGCGGACGGCGTTGATGGTGGAGGTGAGGCGGACGCTCGACGTCAGCCGGCACTTCGGCGTGCAGATGCTGCTGCTCGACGAGGGCTGGCGCGTGCGCACGCTGCAGCGGCCGGGTGGTGCGGGTGCTCCAAATCGGGGGCCGCGGCGGAGGCAGACAGGGTCAGACGCGGCAGCATGAAGATCGTCACATGGTTCAGGTCGCTCTTCGCATGGCGCGCGGTCCGCTCGACCGGCGTCTGGGTCTACGCAGAGAACACCGTCACCCGCCGGAGAGCGGCCTACTGGCGGGGCAACTATTCGCCCCTCGATCGCGATTTTATCCGAACGGGCGACATCGTCCATGGGCCGCGCGGCACCTACGTTGTGGGTGAGCAGAGCGAAATCTGGGTAGGGTAGAGAGGAGCAGCAGGATGCCGATCAAGCCGCCATCGGGCCGCATCGGTTGTGGTGTCCGGCGCGCGGGCTTGGACGGTCTCCCATTGGCTTGGCCGCTCGTCGGTGCGGCCGTTGGCTTGCTCGCCGCTTTCGCCTTCTCGCTCTCGCCATAGACGATAGCCATTCGGGTGCGGGGCACCTTTCAGCGGCCGGCAACCGTCTCAAGCCATGATGTCTCGGTGATTGGAGCCCGTCGTGTTCATGCCGATCGCCGTCCAGGCCAAGTCCGGGCCCCGCCGCAAGAAGATTTCCGGGCAAATCATGGCACGCCAGAATTTCAAGGACGGGCCACGCGCGATGTCACGGGCGGCCCTCTGAGGTGGCGCGGTGGTCCGACGCCCGTTCGCCCGAGGCGGCCGCGTATCGCAAGCTCTACCAGTCGAAGGAATGGAAGGACTTCCGGGCCGGATACCTCCAGCACCATCCGTGGTGTGTGAAGTGCGAGGCGCGGGGAGAGAGGGTGAGGGCGGCGGTCGTCGACCACGTGAACCCGCATCGGGGCGATGTCCGGCTGTTCTGGAAGGGGCCATTCCAAGGCCTGTGTCACCCGCACCACAGCGGCGCCAAGCAACGCGAGGAAGCCCGCGGCTACGCGATGGGCAGCGATGCCGGGGGGCGGCCGCTCGACCCGCATCATCCGTGGAACCGGAGGTAGGCCATGCTGATCAAGATGATCGAGGGCGCGACGCGCGTGCTTGGTCGAAGCCAGGGCTACCTCGGCCTGCCGCTGCGCGACGAGGTGGTGACGTGCTCAGTCGGCGGGCCTGGCACGCATTCGATGGTGACGGCGTGGGAGCCGACGCCGGACGAGCTGGCCTTGCTCAACGCCGGCGCGCCGGTGCTGCTGCGCGTGATCGGGTCGGCGCACCCGCCGGTCGACGTCACCGTCGGCGAGGCGTCAGCGGACGACGGTGTCGGACGCGACCCCGGCCAGCCGGCCGGCGTGGGCGGCCGGACCCCAAAGGGGGGGTGGCTCGGATCCTGAGGGGGTAGGGCCCCGGTACCGGCATGGGTCAAGCGTTCGCACTGGGAGCAAAATTTCCGAGGGGGGTTTCGGTTTCCGCTAGGAAAATCGTCCGATATAGGAACTAAATCATGACCTTAGAGCCGATCGAGGGCGGTGACGGAATCCCGCCAGAACCGGACTGGTCGCAGACGTTCGATGACGTCCTCGACGTCGCTCTGGCGCACGAGGAGTGGGGCAAGATCCTGCGCGAGATGCAGGGGCAGCAGACGCTGAGCATCGCCAACGCCCACATGATCGAGCGACTTGCCCTCTACCGTGTCCAGTTCGAGCGGGCATCTCGGCATGTCGCGGCGCATGGCACGATCGTCATCGCGAAGCGGACCAAGGTGCCGCAGATCAGCCCCTACTGGTCGGTCATGAAACAGGCCGGTGAGGAGATCCGCGTCCTTGAGGTCGAGCTCGGTATCCCGCCCGTTCGCCGCGGCCGCACGACGAAGGTCGTGAAGAAGGCGAGGACCGTGCGAGCCTCCGATGCCTATCTCAAGCCCGTCGCCAAATGATCCGACGACGGCTTGGGCGCAGGAGGTCGTCGACGGGGACATCATCGCGGGCGAACTCGTCCAGCATGCGGCCGAAAGGCACCTTCGCGATCTCCGCGACGGCGCCGCTCGGGGCCTATACTGGCAGCCAGCGATGGCGCAGCGCGCCCTAGGCTTTCTTCCTGCCGTCCTGTCGATCACGGAAGGGGCGAAGGCAGGTCAGCCGTTCCATCCGTTGCCGTGGCACGCCTTCGCCGGCGGTTCGCTATTTGGCTGGCGGACGGCGACCAACCGCATGCGCTGGCGCTCCGGGTGGCTAGAGACAGGCAAAGGTCAGGCTAAATCGCCCTTCATGGCGGCCATCGGGCTCTACATGATGGGGTGGTACGGAATTCCGAGGTCGAAGATCTTCGCCATCGGCCAGGACAAGAACACCGCGAACGTCCTGTTCAAGGATGCCGCGGCCATGTGCCGAGCGCCGATCCCCGGCGGCGACGAGGAAGACACGCTCGAGGCGCGCGAGGAGGTGGTGATCCGCGGCGAGGGCGACAACGCCTGGAAGATCGAGCATCCGGAAACCGGCTCGCTGTTTCAGGCGCTGGCAAACACGGATGCTCCCTCGGGCCCGAAGCCGACACTCGTCTGCGCCGACGAGATCCACGAGTTCAAGTCGAACGCCTCGCTGGAGATCTGGCGCGCCGCCATCGCCAAGATGCCGGGCGATGCGCTGATGCTTCTCGGCACCAACACCCCGGCCTCGACGCAGTTCGTCGGGACCGACTACAGCGAGTTCTATCAGAAGGTCGCCAAGGGCGAGATCGTCGACGACGAGGCCTTCAGCTTCATCGCCCGGGTCGACAAGGCCGACCGGGAGAACGTCTTCGACAACGAAGGCTGCTGGCAGAAGGCGTTGCCGGCGCTCGGAATCACGTTTCCCGTCGAGAACATCCGCGGCCAGGTGAACACCGCCCGGCAGATGCTGTCGACGGCGCTTTCCGTGAAGCGCCTCTACTTCGGCATTCCCGTCGGCGCTTCGGAGTTCTGGATCGCGGAAGAGGCGTGGAACGCCGTCCAAGGCACTTTCGATATTGAGAAGCTGAAGGGGTGCCCCTGCTGGCTCTCGCTCGACCTTTCGCAGAAGAACGACCTCACGGCGCTGACGGCCGTCTGGATGGGGCCCGACAGCAAGCTCTACGCGAAGACCTGGTACTGGACGACGAAGCCGGGACTGGCAGACAGGGCGCGGAAGGATCAGGCGCCATACGATCTATGGGTCGAGCAGGGCTTCCTGACGGCGGTGGACGCCCCGACCATCGACAAGAGCTTCGTCGCCGCGAAGGTCTCGGAGCTCTGCGCGGAACACGAGGTCGAGTTTCTCGCGTTCGACGTGGCCGGAATGGCGGATTTCGAGGCGAAATGCCAGGAAATTGGCTTCCCGGTCTGGCGGTTCAAAGGTCCCGACGAGCCTGCTGGGGCCGGCCTGAAGCTGGTTTCGCACGCGCAGGGAACGCGCGTGGTCTTCGAGGACAAGCAGCTGACGATGCCGCGCTCGGTCGAGAAGCTGGAGGACAGGATCCTGCAGAAGACGATCGTGATCGAGCGCTCTCCGGTCACCTACTCCTGCGCCGCGAACGCGCACGTGACCAGCGACGGCCAGAAAAACCGGGCTTTCGACAAGAAGCGGTCGCGCGGCCGCATCGACGGCATCGTGACGATCGCCATGGCCGTCGGCTCTGCCGACAACGAACTGAAAAAAGCCGGGAAGTCCTTCTGGGAGACCGAGGACCTCGACGAGCTGCTTGGCGACTGAGCCGAGAACGGGGAATCCGCCATGAGCTGGGCACGAAAGACGGCATCCGCCCTGGCGCGGGTGATTTCGCCGCTGTTCATCGACCTGACGGGCCTCGTCGGCGCTGGTCTGATCGTCTACGGCACGTTCGAGATCTACCGGCCGGCGGCGCTCCTCGTCGCCGGCGCCATGCTCGTCGGATTTGCCGCCGTCGCCGCCCGGAAATCGGTCGAATGAGGGGCATTTTTGGGCTCCTGGCGGGCAGAACGGAGCAAAAAGACGTCGGCGGCACCGTCTACGGGTCTTTTGAGGAAATGTTTAGCGGCCTTTTCGGGTCCCGTCCGTCTTCGAGCGGCATTTCCATCACCTGGAAGCGGGCACTGGAGGTCACGACGGTCCTGCGCTGCGCCGCGGTCATTGCAGAGGGCAATTGCTCGGTCCCGCTGAAGCTGTACCGCCGGCAGGTCGACGAGAAGGGCCGGGCGACCCGTATCGAGGCCCGCGACCACGCCCTCTACGACCTCATCACCACGGCACCCAACGATTGGATGACCGGTTTCGACCTCCGCGAGACCCTCTCCCTTCACGCTCTGCTGTGCGGAGATGCCTACTGCTTCGTGAACCGCGTCCGAGGCGAGGTGAAGGAGATCATCCCTTTCGAGCCGGGTTCCGTCTGCGTCGACCGAGCCGCCGACTGGAGCTTGTCCTACAGGGCGGCCGGCCCGGACGGCCAGCAGGGGACTTACTCGTCCGCGAATATCTGGCATCTGCGCGGCCGCTCCTGGAACGGCTACCAGGGCCTCAAGACGATCGAACTTGCGCGAGATGCACTCGGCCTGGCATTGGCCATAGAAGAGGGTCAGGGCGCCGCCCACAAAAACGGGATGCGGCCGGGCGGACTGTTCAGCACCGAGGGCAACCTCGATGCCCCTGCCTACAAGCTGTGGCGCGCCGCCCTCGACCGTCAGTACGTCGGCCAGGCGAACGACGGCAAGCCGATAATCCTCGACCGAAACGCGAAGTTCACGCCGCTTCAGACCAGCGCGGCGGATGCGCAGACGATCGAAACCCGGAAATTCCAGATCGAGCGCATCTGCGAAGCCTTCGGCGTCCTGCCCATCATGGTCGGGGCCGGCGACAAGTCGGCCACCTTCGCCTCGAGCGAGCAGATGTTCCTGGCTCACCTCGTGCACACGGTCCGACCCTGGCATCGCCGCATCGAAGCGAGCGCCGACCGCTGGCTGCTGACGGCCAAGGAGCGAGCGGAAGGGTTCTATTTCGGTTTCGTCGACACCGAGCTTCTGCGCGGCGACCACAAGGCCCGTGCCGAGTATTACCGCACCCGCTGGGGCATCGGCTCGCTCACCGGCAATGAAATCCGCTCCTTCGAAGAAGAGCCGCCGATCGACGGACTCGACTTCCCCTGGGCGCCGACGAATTCGGCGCCCATCGGCGCCGACGGCCGTTCCATGGCGCCGCCAAAGCCTGCGCCGACGCCGGCACCCGAGCCGGTCGATCCTTTAGAGGACCCGCCCAATGACGATTGACCGCAACCAGTTCGGCCTTGAGGTCAAGTTTGCCGGCGGCGATCAGGCGGACGGCACCTTCTCCGGCTACGGCTCGATTTTCGGCAACGAGGACCATGGCGGCGACGTCATCCTGAAGGGCGCCTTCCGAGACACCCTCCGGGACTGGAAGGCCAAGGGCAAGCTGCCGAAAATGCTCCTGCAGCACGGCGGCTTCTTCGGCGGTGTCGCCGACATGGTCCCGATCGGCAAATGGACGGCGATGGAGGAGGACTCCAAGGGCCTCGCCGTCGAAGGCAAGCTGCTTGCCCTCGATTCGGATCTCATGAAGCGGGTCTATCCCGCCATGAAGGAGGGCGAGCTCGATGGCATGTCGATCGGCTACCGCGCCAAGGAATTCGCGCTCGGCACGAAGCCGGGCGAGCCGTACCGCACCATCAAGAGGCTCGATCTCCTGGAGGTCAGCGTCGTCCTGTTCGGTATGAACGACCAGGCGCTCGTCGAGGACGTCAAGACCGAGATCGACGACCTCAAAACCCTTTCCGACGCCGAGAAATTCCTGCGCGAGGCAGGCAATTTCTCGCGGAAAAACGCCACCGCGTTCGTCTCGCGGCTGGCGCGCATCGCACAGCGTGAGGCTGGGGCGAGCAAAGCACTCGACCGCCTGCTCGAGCAAATGCGCTCGATCAACGGTCGCCCCTGAACCTCACAATCCAAAAAGGAGGGCGCGATGCCCACGACTGAAGAGGTGCTGGAGTCCGTCCAGCGCGAAGTGAAGCAGTTCGGCGACAACGTCAACGGCCTGAAAAGCTCGATGGAGAAGGACCTCGCCGAGGTCCGTCGCATGGCCGAGGAAGCTGGCAAGAAGGTCGGCGCCGACCCGGAACTGAAGCGCGACCTGGAAGCCCTCAGCACGGGCGTCGAGGCGAAGCACAAGGCCTGGGAAGATGCGGCGAAGAAGGTCGTCGACGAGATGAAGGCCGCTGCCGAGCGCATGGACGGCCTGGAGAAGCGCCTGAACCGACCCGGCGCTCCGGGTGGCGACCAGAAGTCGGCGCTGGATCAGGCGATGGAATTCAAGCGGGTCGCTATGTCCCGCCGCGGCGAACTGAAGGCGACCACTGTCATCACGCCGGACATGGTCAGCCTCGACGAGTACAAGGCCTATGGCGACGCCTTCTCGCAGTCGCTGCGCCGGCAGGAAAACCACCTGACGACGGACGAGCAGAAGGCCCTGATGGTCGGTTCTGATCCGGACGGTGGCTTCCTCGTGCCGACGGCAACGTCGAACCGCATCATCACGCGCGTCTACGAAACCTCGCCGATCGACGAGCTCGCGACGCACGAGACGATCTCGACCGACGCCCTCCTTGTGCCGATCGACACCGACGAGGCCGGCGCCGGCTGGGTCGGCGAGACCGAGGCGCGGCCCGAGACTTCGACGCCGCAGGTGGGCGAGCAGCGCATCCCCGTCTTCGAAATCTACGCCAAGCCCAAGGCCTCCCAGCAGATGCTGGAAGACGCCGGCGTCGACGTCGAGGCTTGGCTCGGCCGCAAGGTCTCCGAGAAGTTCGCCCGCATGCGCGCCTCGGCGTTCGTGATCGGCGACGGCATCAAGAAGCCGCGCGGCTTCCTGACCTATCCGGCAGGATCCGCCGGGGTGCGCGGGACCATCCTTCAGGTCGCGTCGGGCAACGCCACCGCGCTGACGGCCGACGGCCTCATCTCGCTGATGTTCTCGGTCAAGGACCGGTACCTCGCCAATGCCAGCTGGCTGATGAAGCGCGGTTCGGTCGCGGCCGTCATGCTCTTCAAGGATGCCCAGGGCCAGTACATGTGGCGCCCGGGCCTGCAGGAGGGTCAGCCGTCGATGCTGCTTGGCCATTCGATCAAGCGCGCCGACGACATGCCGGGCGTTGCCGCCGGCACTCTGCCGGTCGCCTTCGGTGACTTCCGCGCCGGCTACACCGTCGTCGATCGTCTCGGCATCCGCACCCTGCGGGACCCGTATTCCTCGAAGCCCTTCGTGGAGTTCTACACCCGCGCGCGCGTCGGTGGTGACGTCGTCGATTTCGAGGCCTTCGCTCTCCAGGTCGTCTCGGCCGGCTGATTTCGGCCCCGGCCGGCGCGCCAGCGCCGGCCATCTCCATCTTGCGGCTTCCGGCCGACCCCCCTTCACTCGAAAAGGACGTCAGCAGCCATGCGCGACCTCATTTCCAATATCAACTTTGCCCGGGCGATCTCGCCGGCGGCGGCGACCGCCGACAACACGGCGCTCGTCAGCCAGATCGTCGATCGCCGCGGCTCGGACTCGCTTGCCCTCGCCATCATCATCGGCGCACTCGCGGATGCCGACGCCACCTTCGCGGTGACGATCGAGCATGGCGACGCCTCGAACCTCTCCGACGCCGTCGCGGTGCCGGCGGACCAGCTCAATGGCACGCTCGCCGGTGCGAGCTTCACTTTCGCCGCTGACGATACGGTTCGCAAGATCGGCTATGTCGGCGGCAAGCGCTACGTGCGTGCCACGATCACCCCGGCCAACAACGCCGGCAACGTGTTCGTCTCGGCCGTCTGGGTGCTCGGCAATCCCAACCTGCGGCCCGTCTGACACGCGTCGCCTTGCCGGTTGACCGGCCCTGGGCGCGGCGCCCGCCGCGCTCCCCTTTCACTCGATCAATGGAGACAGCGCCATGGCTCAGACCGGCGTCGTGAAGAAGTCCTTCCCCTATGCGGTGGACGGCGTGAACATCGAGCATCTGGCCGTCGGCAGGATCCTGTCGTTTCCCGACGGGATCTTCACCGGCCTCGAAGATGAAGGCTACATCGAAGCCAGCGACGGCGACCCCGAGAACTCGGTCGACGAGGCCAAGGAGCGCGACGGGGCCTCCAGCGAGATCAATCGCCGCCTGATGGTCGCCTCCGACCAGGAGCTGAAGGACATCATCGCCCGCTCCGGTACGCCGGTCAGCGGCAATCTGGTGCATGCCCATCTGGTCGAGGCCGCCAAGGCGCAGTTGACGCGTGAGGCCGACCGTCGCAAGCCGGTCCTCGGCGTCGATCCGAACAGCGGCGTCACCGAGCAGCCGCTGGCGGCGCCTGGCGCGCCGACGCCGCCATCCGCCGCCGATAGCATCGCCGCGCAGCAGGCGGTCGCCGAGGCCGCGACCGAGGCAGCCGACGGCGGGGCCGAGGGTGGCAGCGAGGCTCCTGTTGTCCGCAACCAGCTCGGCGATGCACTGCCAGAGCGGCGCCAGCGCGCCAAGAAGCCGTCCTGACCCCGTGCTGAGGGTCATCGCCCCGGCCGAAGACCGCAATCTCCTCACCCTTGAGGAGTTGCGGGACGCGGCCGGGGTGCCCGCCGACGACGCCACCGACGCGAAAATCACCACGCTCGGCCTGCGCGTTTCGGATCTCATTTCCCGCGCGTGCAACGTTGCCGCCGGCGGACCACATCCGCCGACCCTTCGCAAGGAAGTGGTCGCGGACGACGAGGGATGCTGGCCGCGCGGCGAGTGGATCTTGTCGCGGCGCTTTGCGGTCGTCACGGCCGCGACGATTGCCGGCGTCCCCATCGCACTGGACGGTCTGTCAGCCGACTTCAGCACCGGGATCCTCTCGCGTCTGGATCGCTGCCTTCCGACCCACGGCCGCTACGACATCACCTACGAAGCGGGCTTCGAAGAAGTGCCCGAGGATTTGAAATACGCCGCCGTCCTGGCGGTGAGGGAATTCTGGGCCAGTGCCGACCGTGATCCGCTGCTGCGCAGCGAGAACGTCGAGGGCATCGGCCGCTTCGACTACCAGATCGACGCGACCTCCCAGAACGGCTGGAAGGCGCTGCCCTACGCCACGATGGCGGCCATCTCGCCCTACCGCTCCGTGGTGATCTGATGCAGGCGGAAGCCGCCATCGCGGCGCTCGATCGCCAGATCCGCCAGCATGGTCAGCCGGTGACGTTGAGACGCACGGTGGCGAACAGCGCGGCCATCGAGCATTCGTGCCGTGCAGTCGTCCGCGGCTATCGTGCCGACGAACTCGTCGGGGGAATTCAGCAGGGATGGAGCCAGGTCGCGATCTCTCCGACCGAGCTCAAGGGCAGCCCTTTCGAAACGGCGATTCCGGCGGTGATCAACAAGCTGACCTTCGACGGCCGCTCGCGCACCATCGAGTCCGTCGAGCCCGTCAGCATCGACGGCCAATTCGTCCGTTTCAACATCAACGTGAGCGGCTGATGTCCCTGACGGCTAAGATCGACCCGATCGACCGCGACGTCGCGCTTCTGTTCGATGTCGAGCTCGGCCCAGAGGCGCGCAGCAAGGCGCTCGCCGACTTCGCGCGCGAGCAACTCTCCGCGGCGCAGGAGACCAATCGGCAGGCTCTCGGCATGGTGCCGCCGCACGAGACTTTCGTCGACGGCCGCAAGGGCGCTTCCGTCGAGACGGTGAAGCCCGACGGGACGATCGTCTTCCTGTTCGACCTCATAGAGGACGCGCTGATGTGGATCGGCGAGCATCTGCCCAAGGAGAGCCCGGTCCGGACCGGAAAGTTCGCGAAGTCTTTCATCCTCCTCGCCGACGGCGTCGAGGTTCCTATGCCGGGACCGATTCCGCCGGCGTCGGAATATGTCTTCGCCAACGTGCAGCCCTATGCGCGCAAGATAGAGCGCGGGCTGTCGGCGCAGGCGCCGGACGGCGTCTTCCAGGCAATAGCAGTGGTCGCCAAAGGGCGGTTCGGCAACATGGCGGCGATCAAGTTCTCCTACCGCGCGCTGACGGGCGGAATGATCATGGAATACAAGTCGACGGCGCGGACGACTACACGCGGAAAGAACGGCCGGTTCACGTCGTCGGGTGCCGATCGCAGTTACCAGAAGGCCGAGCGGGAGCTGCGCGTTCCGGTCATCGTCGTGCGGGTCTACTGATGGCGTCGCCCGGGGTCATTGCCACCTTCGAGGAGCGCCTCGCCGCCGAATGGTCGTTCTGTCCGATCATTCCCGAGAATGCGCAAGGCGACACGCCGATAGACGGCAGCGCCTTCCTGTTCGTCCACTATCCCTTCGTGACCCGGGAGCAGGTCACCTTCGGCGTGCCCGGCGCCAACGTGTTCCGGGAGGACGGCGCGGCGCGGATGGTGCTGAACATCGAACGTGGATCGGGGCTCGACCAGGCGCGTGCCTGGATCGAGGATCTTGTCGCGATCTTCATCGGTAGGGACATCGGTGGCGTCATCATCCGCGGCGTCGACGGACCGGTGACTGACGACCGCAACGAAGACGGCAACTATTTCAGCCTGGCCGTCGCCTTTTCCTACCAGACCGACTTCACCGCCTGACCCCACTCATCACCAGGAGAACACCATGGCTTTTGCTCCCACGAGCGGGTCGCGCTTTGCCTATGTGGCCGAGACGGTCTTCGGCACGACGCCGGCGACGCCGACCTTCCTGCCGATCCGCCTCACCGGCGCCGGCATGCGCACGAACAAGTCGACCGCGCAGTCCGACGAGATCCGCGCCGACCGCAACGTGGTCGACGAGTTCCAGCTCGGCCAGGACGCCGCCGGCTCGTACGACTTCGAGTTCAGCTACGGCTCGTTCGACGATTTCCTCGCGGCCTGCCTGTTTAGCTCCTGGTCGTCGGACGTCCTGAAGAACGGGGTGACGCCGAAGAGCTTCACGCTGGAGGAGACGCTGCGCGTGGGCGGCGTGCAGAACAGCTTCTCGCGCTTCACAGGGACGATGGTGAACTCGATCTCGCTGGCGATGACCGCGCGAGCGAAGATTACCGGCTCGATCGCCCTCATGGGTCAGAAGGAGGCGCTCGCATCGGCGATCATCACCGGGGCGACCTATACGGCCCCGAACACCGAGCCGGTTCTGACGGCGTCGGCGCACGTGATGGACCTGACCGTCGGCGGCAGCGCGATCAAGCTGCGCAGTCTCTCCCTGGAGATGACGAACAACCTGCGGACCAGGCCCGTGGTCGGCTCGCTCTATTCCGAGGAATTCGGCGCTGGTCGCTTCGGCGTCACCGGCACGCTCGAGGCTTATTTCGACAGCAACGCGCTGTACCAGGAGGTCCTCGATCATGGGGGCGGCGCGGTGTCGCTCACGGTCGGCGCCGCCACCGGCAAGAAATACACGATCGACATGCCGAAGATCATCTTCCTCAACGGAGAGCGGAGGGTCGGCGGCGTCGACGACGACGTGATGGTCTCGATCCCGTTCCGGGCCGTCTACGACGAGACGCTCGCCGCGACGATCAGCTTCACCCGGGCGGTGGCATGATGAAGACGGTCCACATCCTGGAAGATTTCACCGGCTATCCGAACGGCAAGGATGAACGGCACTTCGCCAAGGGCGAGCAGCCGGATCCGGAGCTGTCGAACGAGTTCGCCGACCTCATCGTCGCCAAGGGTCACGCGCGAGAGGTCAAGCCCACCGTGACCGAAAAGAAGGAAGACCGGAAGTGAGGCTCAGCTCGATCAGGATCAACGGCGCCGCCATCGAACAGGGCGACTGGGTCGACGACATTCCGCTTCTTCCCGGCGTCAGGCTCAAGGTACGGGCGATCAACAATCTCGACTATCGCCGCCTCGAGGCCAAGCTCATCCGGGCGCTGCCGCGGAAAAACCGCGTCAACGGGCTGGATCCGAAGGACATCGACGCCATCGAGACCCGGTGCCTCGCCGAAACCATCCTCGTCGGCTGGGACGGCATCGAGGGCGACGACGGCGAGCCGCTCGAGTTCAGCCAGGCGACGGCCGCCGCCCTGATCGGCGATCCCGACTATGCCGTGTTCCGCAACGCGGTTTCCTACGCGGCGCGCACCCTGTTCGACACGAAGACGGACGACGCCGAGGAAGACGCGGGAAACTGACAGCCGCGCTCCTATGGAATCTCCACTGGGGCGAACGGCTCGAATTCCTCCAGGACCTCGCCGACGAAGGCGAGAGTCCCCGCGCATTGGTCGACCGACCGGAGTTGCCCGGGGATCTCGCCTTCGTCCTTGCGGCATTCTGGCGGCTGCACACCGAGCGTCCCCTCGGCTTCGGCGGCGCCGGACCCATCCCGCATTTTGCTGCACTTGCCTATGCAGACCGGCTCGCCATGGGGCCGGACGAGGCCGACTGGTTCTGCGACATGATCGTGGCGCTGGACGGCGAGTACCTGAAATGGGTCGAGAGCCAGCGACCAGAGCCGGAAAAGCAGAGAGATGGCCGCTAGCCTCCAGCAGATCCGCACCCTGACCATCGAGGCGCGTGAACGCGGCATCGCCGAGGTCAAGGCGAAGCTCGATGCCCTGTCGGCGGCGCAGGTGCAGGTCGGAGAAACTTCCGAGACGTCCGCGCGAAAACAGGCCTCGGCCGCCAATGCCTTCAAGGCGATCGAGAACGCCGCCGAGGGCGAAACCAAGGCGATGCGCGTCCTGGCGAAGGAACTCTCCATTCTCGACCGCGCCCGTGCCCAGGGCGTCGGCGGCGACGACGTACGCCAGAACGAGCTGCGCACGAAGGTCTGGGAAAAATACACCTTCGCCGTCGCACAGGCCAAGAAGCAGGAGGCGATCAGGAGCTCGGTCGCCAACGATCTTAACGGCGTGGCGGGTGCTGCGCAGCTGACCTCTAACCAGCTGCTCAATCTGTCCAGGCAGGGCAACGACGTCATCACGATGTTCGCCATGGGCGCCAGCCCCATGCAAGTGTTCGCGTCGCAAGCGGGGCAGGTCTACGACGCTCTGGAGAGCGGCCCGAACGGCCTGCGCGGCAGCTTGCGGGCTATTGGTGACGGCCTGACGACCGCCGCAACGACGGCGCTCGGCTTCGTCACGCCCATGGGACTCGTCGCGACTGGGCTCACGGCCGCCGCAGCCGCGGCGATCTATTTCGGGGACAACACCGAGAAAAACGTCAAACGGGCGGAGGATGCCGCGAAATCCTACGACGAGACGCTGAAGCGGATCCGCTCGACGCAAGGGGACATCGCCAAGGCGGCTGGCTCGATCTTCGACGAGAGGCGACTGCAGGGAGGATCCACCACGGCGGCCCAGGTCGAGCTCGAGGTGCTGCGGCAGCAGGCGGCGCGCAAGGGGCTGGTCGAGAACCTGATCCAGACGCCCCTGACGGCCGGCTCGGCCATGAACCCCATTAGCGACGCGCGCGAACTGCTGCGGCAGATCACGGGAGACACCAGCAAGGGCGGTCTCGCCCAGCTCGCCGCGCAGCTCGATGCCGGGACGCTGAAGGCAAGCCAGCTCGAGGAGACGCTGATCAAGCTGCGCGTGAACCCCGACCTTCCGAGCGATCTTGGCAATGTCGTCGATGAGATGATTAAAGGCGCGACGGCCGCGGCGGACGTCGAGGCGCGGATCAAGGCGATTAGGGGCGCGGCGGCTCGCCTTCGGGTCGAGACAACGCGCGGCAATTTCAGTTCGGCGTCCGACAACCTGAGGGAGCTTGTTCCGGCCGAGCGTCTCACGGCGCGCGAGGACGTCGAACGCCGATACCAGCAGGCGATGGCTTCCGCCCGCCTATTGCCCGAAGCGATGGGCGCCATGGCGAGCGCGGATGCCAATCGGCAGAAGGCGCTCGACGAGATCGATCGCCAGGAAAGCGTGATCCGGCAGGGCCGGGAACTCGATCTGAGGGCGATCGGCGCCCGAACGGTTGCCGAGCAGGCGCTGATCGCCGCAGAGCGCGAACGGCTGGCCCTGTCAGGCGAAAATCTCGACCAGAGCGAGAAGGCGGCGCGCATCGCACAGCAGGCGGCGATGATTATCGCTCAGGCGAATAAGGCGGCCGAGGACACGTTGCGCTCCAGCCGACAGCAAAATGCCGCTGCCGGGCTTCAAGGCTATCAGGCGGGTGCGCAGGCGATCATCGACCGCTATGCGCTGGAGATCAAGCAGGCCGAGGGAGCGGAGGGGGCGGTTCTCGATCTCACCAAGGCGCGAAACCTCGACCTGCAGACGCTGCAGATCCAGACGCAGCGCAGCCTGTTCCAGCCGCAGCAGGACCAGCTCGCCAGCCTCACCGCCGAGGCCGCAGCAATCGGCGCCTCGGATGACGTCCGGCGCCGACTGATCGATGGACTGAAGGTCGAGAACGACATCCGCCAGGCGGGCATCAGCGCGACCGGGGAGCAGGCAGACGCCTATCGCCGAAATGCTGAGGCACTGTCAGTGTATGAGGATCGTGTCCGCCGCGCTGGGGATGCCTGGGACGACGTCAAGCAGGCGGGCGAGAGCGCGATCGACGGCCTGGTCGGCAGCATCACGTCCGGCGACTTCTCCGGCGCACTGAAGAGCATTGCTGATGACGTGGCGAAGACCGCGCTGGAACTCGCCGTGGCCAACCCGCTGAAGAATGCGCTGCTTGGCACCAGCTACGGCACGATGGGCGATCTGTTCAATGGACCGGGCGCGGCGCCGGAGCTCGGCATGCCGTCGGTCCAGTCCACCGCGGCGATGAATGTCACTGCGGCCATCGTGAACATCGGCGGTGTCGGTGTCGGCGGCGCCGGCGGCGCGATCGAGCGGCTTTTGAACCCAGCGAACGGGAACGCACTAGGCGGCGTGGCGTCAGCGGACCTCGGAAAGAATGGGCTCGTCCCGGTTAGCGAGGTCGCGGCGTATATCCAGCAGGCGGCAGCGGCGCGCGGCATCGACCCGGGCATCGCTCTCAGGGTCGCGAAGTCCGAAGGCCTCGGCGAAGGCATCTGGCAGTCGAACTATTCGAAGAACGGCTATCGGGAGCCGTCCTTTGGCCCGTTCCAGTTGCTCAAGGGCGGTGCCGGGACTGGCTTCGGCCAGGGCATGGGCAACGACTTCATGCGGCAGACGGGACTCGACCCGGCCGATCCACGGAACACATTTGCCGGTATCGATTTCGCGCTCGACGGCGCGGCTAAGAACGGTTGGGGTGCCTGGTACGGCGCCGGCAAGGCAGGCATCGGCAATCGAGACGGGCTTGCCGGTGCACAGGCCATCGGTGTCAACACCGCGGCCACGATGCTGCAGGACGCGGCGCCGAAACTGGCGGAGTCTGCCACGGCCCTGACAACCGGGTTGGGACAGTCGACCGGCCTCATCAACACCGGCATCGGGCAGATCGCAAACCAGTTCGTGCCGGGCTTCGGCGGGATCCTGACGCAGCTGCTCGACGGCATGAGCCAGAAGGCTGGGGGCGGCGGTTTCGGTGGCCTCCTCGGCGGTTTCCTCGGCGGCGGCGGCGGTATCTCCGCCGGGGCAACGTCGACCATCATGGGCGGCGCCCAGGGGCTATTTTCTGGTGGCGGCTACACCGGGCCCGGGGGGCGTCATCAGCCCGCGGGCGTTGTTCACCGTGGCGAAGTCGTCTGGAGCCAGGACGATGTGGCGCGTGCCGGCGGTGTCGGCGCCGTCGAAGGCATGCGGCTGGGCCTCCGCGGCTATGCCGGCGGCGGCTATGCCCCGCCCGCGGGCGTCGCCATGCCGTCCTATGCCCGGATGCAGGCGCCTGCGAATGCGCCGGCGCCGCAGATCAGTCAGACGTTCGTCAACGCCCCGCCGGTGGTCTCACAGACCGATGAGCCGGACGGTAGGGGCGGGCGCCGGCAGGTCATCGTGTTCCAGGAAATGATGGCGGCGAACATGAAGCCCGGCAGCAAGCCCCGTCGTGAACTCGAGAAGTCGGGCCTGCCGCGGCCCCCGGCGGTGTACGGATGACCCCGGTCTGGCCTTCCGAGCTGCCGCAGCGACCGACGCAACAGGGGTTCAGTCGCGGCGTCGGCGACGGTCGCCTGATCACGCCGATGGGCAAAGGGCCGCCGAAGGTGCGCCGACGTTATAGCGCTGTCGTGAAGCCCATCCGCGCGGTGATGCATCTCTCCACCGATCAGTTCTATCGCTGGGAGCGGTTCTGGGAGGAGGACACAGAGGGCGGCACTCTGCCTTTCCTGATCATCGATCCGATGGCGCATGGGCAGCCACTGCTCGTGTCGCCCGGTGTCCCGCTGCTCACCGAGGCCGGCGTCCCGATCCTGATCAGCTCCTGGTGGCTGGTCATGTTCGGCGAGGCGGAACCACAGACGATCCCCGTCGGCGGGCTCGACTATTCGATCACCTTCTCTCTCAATGTGATGCCCTGATGGCCCGTCCTGTTCGCCCCAGAATGCGGCTCGCCCTTCAGAGCGGCCAGACAATCGAGAACCCTCTCCTGCTCATCACGATTGAGCATGAGGATCTGCCAGAGCCGATCCGGCTGTCGAGCGACAATACCGTGCGACTTTCGGACGAACCGCTGCTCTATGGGACCAAATCTCGGCTGTCGGGATCCACGTCCGGGGCCGGCAATTTGGTGATCCCCGCCGACTTCCTGTTCGTGCTGATGTCCTTCGCGCTGCCTGATGACCAAGAGGAGGGGACGACGTCCACAGACCTCGTTCTCGCCCGCGTCGATGACGAGATGGTCGATGTCGTGCGCTCCTTCTCGACGCCGGCAACCGTGCACTTCCACGTCGTGCTGGCTGGTGACCCCGACTATGTCGATTTCGAGTGGACGGACCTGCGCACGATCTCGACCGGCTGGAATGACGCCAGCATCACTTTGACGATCAGCCGGGAAGACGATCTCGGCTATGGCTGGCCGAACCTCCTTATGGACAAGAAAAACGCACCGGGGCTTTACCGATGACCAAACCAACCACAGTCGATGAGCTGATCGCGATGCTGGAGCCCTATCGGGGGACGGGCCTTCCGGTCGTTCTTGCTATTGGATCGGCAGAGGACAGTGAAGATCCGATCACCGTGACGTTTCTGACCGACCCGAACTTCACTCTGGAGAGCGGCCATCAGACGTATCTCGGGGACATCGACTATCTCCGAATTGAGATCGTGGAAGAGGAGATCTGATGAGCTGGTCTGACGCCTATATCGGCCTGCCTTTCGAGGAGAAGGGGCGCGGCACTGACGCGGTGGACTGCTGGGGTCTCGCGCTGCGCGTGCTCCTTGATCAGCGCAGCATCGACACGCTGCCGTCCTACACTGAGGACTATGTCAGCACGGCCGAGCGCGCCGAACTTGCGGCGATCTTCGCCCGCGACTGCGACGACTGGCCGTGGTGCGAGGTGACGGACGCCCAACCGTTCGACATCGCGCTGTTCAACCGCGCCGGTGTCATGTGCCATGTCGGCATCGTGGTCGAGCCAGGCCTGATGCTGCATGTCGAGGCGGGGTGCGACAGTTGCCTCGAGCGGTTCGACGGCGGCCGGTGGTTGGCTCGGTTCGCCGGCCTGCGCCGGCATGTGAGCCTCCCATGAGAGATGCGCTCGGCTGGGCGATCTTCGCCGCCAGTGATGGGGAAAGACCATGATCCGTAGCACGATCGCGGTTGTTCTCGTCGGCTGGCTGCAGCGCTTAACCCCGGATCACGACATTGAGGTGCATCGGGCGATCGGCGCGCTTGTCGCGGCAATGCTTAAGCGAGAGCACATCGAGGCAGCAAGGTCGGCCGCAAAAGACCGTTGACGCCACCCAGCGCGCACCTCTCTGCACCCACGTCCTCCCAACAGGCTCGCTCACGCGGGCCTTTTCCATGAGTCCCGATGAACGCTGTCACACCCATCGAAGATCGGCTGTCGGTGCCCGCGACGGGCATCCAGTGCCTGGGCCTGCCGGCGCTCGACATCGAGCGCGGGCGGATCAGCGTCACGATCAGGGAAGGTTCGACCGTCGCCGAGATTGTGTCGGCGCTCTTCCCTGATCTTTCCGACGCACGCCGCGGCATGGTGCGCGTCACCGTCGGCGAGTGGGTGATCCATCAGCACACATGGCTCTCGGTTCGCCCTAAGCCGGGCATCCCCGTCATTGCGCGGATCGTCCCGCAGGGCGGCAGCCTGCGCAATGTGTTGTCGATCGTCGTCTCGATTGCAGCCGTCGCCGCCGGCCAATTCTACGCGCCAGCCTTTCTCGTCGGTGCCGTGGGACAGACCGCTGCATCCGCCATCACCACCGCGGCCGTCGCGTTCGCCGGAACGATGCTTCTCAATGCGTTGATCCCGATCAAGCCGCCTGAGAAGGAAGAGGAGCGCTACAACATTACGGGCTGGAAGAACCAGCTTGTTCCCGGCGCGCCATTCGCCTCCGTGCTTGGACGCCTCCGCATTGCGCCGAACTTCGCTGCCTATCCCTACACCGAGTCGGTCGGTGATGACCGCTACATCACGGCGCTCTTCGCCATGCGCGGCAGTGTCGAGGTTAGCGGGTATCGGCTCGGCTATACAAGCATCGAGGAAGATCTCGGCGAGTATGACGAGCTATCCGACTTTGTTGTTGTGGAGGTCAAATATCCGGGCGACGGGCCGAGCACCCTTTATCCCATGCAAGTCATCGAGGATATGGTCGGCCAGGAACTGGTCAACCGGGCCGATGAGACTCCAGGCGTCCCGGTCAAGCGGTCCTCGGCGGCGGACGCGGAAGAACTCTCGATTGACCTCCACTTCCCCGGCGGTCTGTTCGACACGGACAAGGAAGGTGATGATAAGGCGGCCAAGGTTGATGTCCTGATCGAGTACCGCCTCGCGGGAACAGAGCCGTGGGTCACGGCTATCAGCCTTTCCATCGACCTCAAGGAGAAGAAGCCGTTCTTCCGAACTTACCGCTGGCAGCCGGCAGTCCGCGGGCGCTACGAGGTTCGCCTGACGCGGACGAACAATGCGAACGAAGATCGCGGCTCTGACCGGGTCGACTGGCTGTGCATTCGTTCGCACCGCCCAGAGGCCCCCCTTAACGTCACTACCGACCTGACGGCCATCTCGGTGCGGGCCAAGGCTTCAAGGCTGACGAACGGCACGCTCGACGCCTTCAATTTCATCGCCGAGGGTGTTTCCCCGGATTGGGATGCACCGACGCAGACCTGGATCACGCGCAAGACGCGCAACCCGGCGTCACACTATCGCCGTGCGCACCAGTCCAACGAAAACCGCATGCCGAAAGCGGACGCCAAGCTCTACCTCGAGCAGATCCAGCGCTGGCATGAAATGTGCGTGGCCAAGGGCCTGACCTATGATCGCCTGCACGATTACAAGGCCCGCTTCGATGAGGTGCTGGACGACATTTGCCGCGCAGGGCGGGCGACCAAGCAGAACGCAGGATCCCAATGGGGCGTCTGCATCGACCAGCCGCGTACAGCCGTCGTCGCCCATATCGGCGCACGGAATTCGTGGGACTTCTCAGGCACCAGCCCGAAGCTCGACCTGCCCGATGCCTTCAGCGTCAAGTTCAACGACGAGACCAATGACTATGAGCCGGCCGAGCGGGTAATCCCTCGCCCTGGCTTTGTCGGTCTGCCTGTCACGATCGAAGCGCTGGGGCAGGAGGGGATGACGAACCCCAGCGCCATCTGGCGCTTCGCCACTCGGCGGTTCCTCGAGCTCATCCACCGCCGAGAAAGCTGGAGCTGCCAGCAGGACGTCGAGGCGCTGACGACGATGCGCGGCGACCTGGTGCGTCTCGCCTATTTCCGCGAGCAGGTGTCGGGCCGGGTGACGGCGATCGTCGGCGACATGGTCATCCTCGATGAGGAGACGACGATGGTAGGCGGCCAGAGCTATGTCTGCAGGTTCCGGCCAGACGAGGTTGACGAGGAGAATGATTCCAGCCGGACCATCCTCCGGTCGGTCATCTACCGCGCAGGCACCTTGAACAGCTTCCGCCTCTCAGGCAGCGGAGCCATGCCGAAGGTCGGCAACCTCGCCTTCTTCGGCACCGAGGGAGCGGAGACGGAAGAAGCGATCGTCAAGGACGTCGAGATGGGCGAGGAGATGACCGCAAGGCTCACGCTCGTTCCGCATGCGCCGCAGATCGACACGATCCTTGACGCCATGACCGTCCCCGTCTGGGACGGGAGGGTCGGATACGAAGCGGAGGACTCGACTGTCGCCCCCGCGGTCCCGCGCATCATCCGCATCGACTCCGGCATTCGGGCCCAAGAGTCGGGGACAACCGGCTACCCGGGCGTTCGGGTCTACGTCTCGCCCGGCAGCGTGTCTCCCAGCGTCGGGTCCTATCAGGTGAGGCACCGCCTGCAGGGCAACGTGACGTGGACGACGCTGACGGTCCTCGCCTCTCAGGCTTCTGTGAAGATCCTCGGCTACTCCAAGGGGCAGGTGATCGAAGTCATGGCCATGGCGATCGGCCGCGGCGTGTCGCCGCTGTCCAGCGCCTTCTCCGCGATCTCAACGCACACTGTTGGGGCGAACGATCCGGTGTCGATCGCGGCGCCAACGCAGCAGCTCGCCGTCATCGAAGGGTCGTCGGTGAGGGTCTCGTGGAAAAACCCGAACGACCCGACCTTCCAGAGCGCGAAGGTCTATCGCTATCGGGATGACAAGGTCTTTGCGAACGCGGTGCTCATCTCCGAACCGCTCTACGGTGCGGCCGGCGCGACCCCATCGATCTTGGACACCCCCGGCCAGGGTTCTTGGATCTACGCCATAGTCGCCGACGACGACACGGTATTCCGCACGTCATCGCCGGCGATCACCAGCGCGGTCGCCCTCCTCGGGGCGGAGATAATCGTCAACGGCGGGTTCGACACGGACACCGTCTGGTCGAAGCAGGCCGGATGGACGATCGGCTCAGGAGTTGCCTCCCACACCGGCGCGGGGGCGAGCTTGTATCAGGCCGTCTCCGTTGTTGCGGGGCAGACATATCGCGTCGCCTACACCGTCACGAGCTACGCATCGACGGGGCTCAGTGTGTATTTGGGCGGCGGGACCACCGTTTCCGGGGCCGGTGCAACGGCGCCTGGTTCGTATGTTCACTATATCGTAGCGGCCGCTGGCAACACCATTTTTGGGTTCGGCTGTTCTGGAGATGTATCTCTGGACAATGTGAGCCTGCGCCTCGCTTCGTAAGAAGTCTTCATTTCAACGCCTACCTTCTCATCACTTTATAAAGAGTTTTTACCATGAACGACGGAATTGCTTCGCCGAACATTCCAACTGCATCGGCTCTCGTGGACGTCCTGGGAAACGCGATGGTCGGGTCGATCCCATCAACCGTGCGGGTACCGTTCGGTAGCGTGGTGCTGCAGATCATGGCGAACCCTGCAATGCAGGGTCAGACCTCCTCGATTTCGGCTCGCATCGATCAGGAGGTCGCCGCGCTCCAGGCCAGCCTCGATCAGGAGGTCGCGGCGCTTGAGTCCAGCATTGAGGCTGCTGCGGCGGGAACGGTTCGCTTGCGGTACTGGCCTGAATTGCTCGCGACCCCGGGCACTCGCGTCGGCCAGCCGGGAGAAGTCACGATCGGCGGGTCGACCCACATCGACCCCGTCTCCGCTCTCTCGGTGGCCGACAAGGGCGAATACACATGGACCGGTTCGGCATGGGCTTGGGCTGGTGAGCTGCTCGATCCGGCGGCGGTTCAGGCCGCTATCGACGCGCTGAGTATCCAGGGGTACAGCGGTTTCGACACGTTTGATGAATCCATCACGGATCGCATCGTTATCACCGACAACAATGGTCTGGAGATCTTTTCGTACGAGCCGCCAGCCGTCGCGAACGCCGAGAGACTGAAGCAGATCAGAATGCGCATTCGGAAGATTAAGCGTGGAATTCCGGATCAGCTTATCATCGGCCTGATCGGCGATAGTTGGACCGACGCTCCCGGCATGTGGAACGTGCACGTCTCCGCAGCGCTTAAAGCGGCCTACGGAGACGCGGGGCTCGGCTACCTCGGCTTCGGCTCAGGTGGCGCGATTGACGCAGGCTACACGTCAACCGAGTCGGGGACGTGGGTGGTCACAAACTACGTCAATCCTACCCCTGACACGTCGATTTTCACCTCGTCGACAGTCGGATCGAGGCGGCGTGTCACCGGACCGGCCGCACCAGTTCTCAGTGCCGCGAAGCTCTTCTACATGGCCACCGCTGACGGCGTGGTGCGGTATCGTTGGAACGATGGGACCTGGTCGGCCAACCTGTCTCTCGCCGAAACCGGCCTCAAGATCGCGGCCCTGACCGGGTTCCCGACGTCGGGAGCGTGGTCGTTCGACGTCGAGGTCGTTTCGGGCACCGTGATCCTGGGAGGTGTCGAGTTTCAGTCGGCAGCGACCGGCGTCCGAGTTCACAAGCTCGGCAAGGCCGGCAGCACCGCGAAGCAGTGGGCGGCTCTCGACGGGAAGCAGTGGAAGGCCGGCATGACATCCCTCGGGCTGCACGCTGCGGTCATCCTGCACGGTACGAACGACAACGGGTACGCTTTCCCGCCGGGCCAATTCCGATCCGACCTTAACCAGATCGCAGATCGCTTGAAATCTGCGCTGAATACCCCGGACCTGTTTTTCGTCGCTCCTTTCGAAAACATGCTCACTGGCAAACCCTATCCGATGAACGCTCACGCACGGGCGATGCGCGGCGTGGCGGATGAGCAGTGGGGCGCGATGTTGAACCTCCAGCACGTCGTGGGAAGATCGGTCTCCGATTACGATACGACCGCAGCGTTCTCTTTGATGGAAGACATCGTTCACCCCAACGTCTCCTTCGGCGGCCCTCTTATCGCCGACGCGATTCTTGGCGTCATTGATCCCAGCCTTTAAGGAGCCCTAGCTATGTCTCTTGTCATCCGGAGCCGACTTGGTTTCGCCACCGGCGATACGGCCCGCCGTAAATTCAAGATCGACCCGCTTCTCTACGGCGATACCGAAGGCGTCCGGTTCGCGCTGGACTTGCAGAAATTCTCCTACTCTGGACCGGCCAGCCCTGCGAATAATCAGTCGATCTTCGACATTGCGATGAACGCGAACGCCACCATGAAGGTCCAGCCGGGCTCGACGGTGACCAGAGCCGGAAATGGGTTCGCCTTCTACGGAACGTCCGTTCCTAGTGACTACATTGAGATCCCGGCGAGCGTCGCGGCTGACATCCAGACCTCGCAGAACTTCCTGATCGGCATGAATATCAGGTTGCCGACTGAGGCGGAGTGGATCTCAGCAACCCCCTTCGTCGCCCCCATTCTGACGTGGTCAGACTCCGCCGCCGGCTGGCCGACGGCTGAACTTCTGATGATCAGCATGACGGCATACGGCGGGGTCAAGCGGGTAAACTTCACGCGCCAGACGGCGGCCAACGTCGTCCAGGACGTCGGCCTGCAACCTGCAACCGCGGATTTTGGAGGAATGGTGCAGCTCGGTTACTGGCGAAACGCGGATGGCATCGGGTTCCGCATCAAGTCGGAGAACGGCTTGGTCTTCGCCACCGATGTCCGCGGCGCTGACAATTCCCTGAACTTCAGCGCCCAGAAGGGCAAGTTCGGGATCGGCCCTGCTTACTGGCCTGGCGTCCTGGCCGGAGGCCCGAAGACGGCCAGCAACTACCGGATCCACCGACTGTTCATCGAAAACCTCGGCAAATCGAACAGAGACCCAATCGCAGTCCTCAACCGGGATTATGCCAGGACGAAGTCGCGCGCCGTCTTCTCGTAAGGAATCACATCCCGCCGTCTTGGTTGGCTACCAAGTATTCCTGAACCTCATCGGGAGTTGGGTCGCGGAATTCATCCTCCCCACCCGCCCGGCGCCGCATCACCACGCGGCAAACGACTTTCTCTCCGTCGATGATGGCGGGCCGGATCGTTGGCACATAGGCGCGCCACTCAGGCGACACCGCCAACACGTTCTTGAGCATGCTCCCCTCCCGGCACTTGAACCGAGAGGGATTATGCCCAACCCCAACGTGTAGGCCAATCAGTAACTGCTTTCCCAAGACCGCAAGGCGCTCCTCACCGGGCGCCTTTTTCATTTGCCCATAGGAGGCACCCATGCAGATCACGGCCGCGCTCCTCAGCGCGATCGCCGGCGGAGCCATGACGGCATCGCGGAAGGCGAACATCGCTTCCATCATCGCCGGGCTCGACACCATGGGCGCGGCGATGGGGCTTCTCGTGCCGCACCGAGCCGCGCACTTCCTGGCGCAGATCGCGCACGAAAGCGGGCGCTTCGTCTACGACAAGGAAGTCTGGGACGGGAAGGGGGCGCAAGCCCGCTACGACACCCGGACCGACCTCGGCAACACGGCGACGGTCGACGGAGACGGCAAGCTCTACCGGGGGCGCAGCTCCATGCAGCTCACCGGCAAGTCGAATTACACCGAGTTCCGCGACTGGTGCTGGGCGCAGGGGTTGAAGGCGCCGGACTTTGTCGCCGAGCCCGACCGGGTGAATGAGGACCCTTGGGAGGGCCTGGTGCCGATCTGGTACTGGTCGACGCGAAACCTCAATCGCTACGCCGACCAGGAAGACGGCGTCGAGATGATCACCCGCAAGATCAACGGCGGGACGAATGGCCTCGACGATCGCATCGCGCTCTATGTCCGCGCATCGCTGGTGATCCTCGGCCGCAGGCTTGAGCCCGGCGCGGTGCGCAAATTCCAGAGCGAGAACGGCCTTACGCCGGACGACGTCGCAGGGCCTGCCACGCGCAACGCGCTGCATGCGGCGCTCGTCGCTGTGAAGGTGGCGGCCCCGGCGCCGGTCGTCGTGGCTGAGCCTATCGCGCCAGCCATCGCTCCGCCTGCACCGCCGATGGTCGTGCCGCCGCCGGACGCACCGATGGGCACCCCGCAGCAGTACTTCACCCTCATCCAGGCGATGGCCGCTGCAGGCATTGCCGCCCTCGAGAGAAAGGCAGCATGACCATGTGGGAATCGTTCTGGAACACGACCTGGGGGATCCTCGGGCCGTTCTATGCCGCGGTGCTGCCGATCGCCGCCTCGGCCGTCGTCGGCTACCTCGTGAAGCTCTACCGGGAGAAGACGGGGCAGGAGGTCAATGCCATCTTCCGCGAAGCGCTGCAGGGCACGATCACGCGGACGGCCAACGCGATCGTCGTCAAGGCGGGCGGCGCCGCGGCACTGAACGCGCTGCCGGCGGACGCCCTCGACCTCGGCGTCCGGATGGTGAAGGAGGCTGTCCCGGAGGCGGTGGCGCACTTCGCCAAGGAAGGTCTGACGGACGAGAAGATCGCGTCGAAAATCCTGCCGCAGGCGGAGGCAATCATCGCGGCCGCGCCTCTCGCGCCGGCGGCGATGGAGATCGCCCGCCATGTCGACCAGGCGCTGGCCGACCCGGTGGCGATCGGCCCGGACCTCGGCAAGGTCCTCGACCAGATCATCCGCAATCTGCCGCGTCCGCCCGCGGCCAAGGCGTGATTCGATGAACGGTGCGCGCGACCGCGAGAATGATGCCCTGCCGGAGATCACGGCATTTGGCCAGTTGCCGCTCAAGACGAAGGAGTTCTTCGGCCAGCTGCGCGAGGAGGAGGTGGAAGCCCTAAAGCGTTTCTCCCGGCTGTCCGACGAGGAGCAGGCGCAGCTCTTTCAGGCGATCAGGCTGGCGCACTCCTTCATCACCGCCGGCAAGGCGGCGAAGTGGCTGATCATCACCATGGTCGGCACCTTCATCGGCTTCATGCTGCTGGCCGAGAACATCCAGAAGGCATTCGCCTGGTTTCAGGGAGGTGCGAAATGAGACGGGCCCCGATCTTCGCCATCTGCAATGTTGGGGCTGCCCTGCTCGCGATCTGGGCCGCGGACCGCAATCCCGCGACCGAGACGGTGTCGGTGACGATCACCCCGGCCGTGGTACCCGCCGGCGGCGACGCGGAGGTGCGCTATGTCTACCAGCGCTTCCGGCTATGCAATCGCCGGTCTGTGCAGCAGGTGGCCGATGTCCGAGGGAGGACCTTCGAGATCGGCGAGACCGAAAGCCCGCCGTATGTCGGCCGGGTCCAGGGCACGGCCGGGACGTTCGTCCAGCCGTTCCGGGTGCCGCTGGCCGCGCAGCCTGGTGCCGCCGTGTACCGTGTTGACATCCGCGACTACTGCAACCCGATCCATCGGCTGTGGCCAATCCACAAGACGATCGAGGCGCCGTTCACCATCGCGCCATAGCCGCCGGATCCCTGCCGCTACTGCCGAGCCGCCGTCGCCCTTGATCGGGTGGCGGCGGCTTTTGTCGTTTCAGAATTGAGCCTCTGCATCCACCAAGGCGGCTGCGATGGCATCTTCGGCCTTAGCCCGAACTCGGAGCCTCGCTGCCTCGATGGGCATACCCTCTATCCAAGCGGTCAGGGCAACGTAAAATTCAACCATGTCGCGCTCGGCCATGTAAATCCGGTCCAGTGGCGCGACTTCAAGAAAGCGGAGAGGCATGTCCTCACTCCCGCGTTGGGATCGATGGCTTTGTCCAGGCCGGCCTCAGCCGGCGGCTTCTCCTTTCCGGCTTCGGCTGCGTCCGAAGTTCTCGCGGGTCGGAACGCAGAAGGCTCGCGATCGCGTGCGGACCGGCTAATGGAACTGGCGTGAGGCTTCCCTGGGCTGATGTCATGCTGGCTTCAGGCCTTCTCGCCGGTCTCGCTTTCGATCCGCGCGACATCTTCCGCTTCCGACGCCTCGATGTCCTCTGCCTCAGTGCTCTTGGTATCCGCGACAACGGCCGTTACGCCGCTGTCGCCGTGCACCTTAGCGGGGACGATGCGAGCCTCTGCCTCAGCTCTCTCGTTCCTGGGGTGCCTCATCGGACCCGTATGACCTCCCCGTTACGACGATCGACCTCCACGAGGATGTCGCGACCGCGCCGGTCAACACCGATGACGCGATACGACCGGCGGGTTCGCTCCACGTCGTCTACCTCCCGAAGACCTTCACGTCGCGCGATGCGAATGGCCTCACGCTCACTCAACTCGTACCGGTCTCTGCGATCACGGCGCGGGGGGCCTCGGCGATCCTCCAGCACCTCAACGCCAGCTGGTCCAATCAGCACGTCCTGTGCACGAACGGGGCCGCTTTCGGCTGCGGCAATCAGTGCGACTACCGCGATTGCCAAAAATTTCTTCTGCATCGGATGTCTCCTCAACGTTCACGTTGGACCGGTGCTGACAACAGTGGGGCAGGGGGCGGGTTCCATCAAGCGCGGATCATCGCGGGGGACGCGGGCGCTTGAGTGACCCGCTTCTCGACGCCATCCGGCGGATTATCGCTCCGCCAAGGGGAGATGCCGACAGTGAATGACAGAGTGGCCGGTTCCTGACCGTCCGGACGACGCACGGAACTCGGATCCTCCAATTCTCCTTAGTTCCTTCGAGACGCCGCGTCACCGGCGTGATGGAGGATCAGATGCAACACTTCTTCTTCAACATTCGCGACGACCACGTGCTCGTCCGCGACCGCGAAGGCCAGCTGCTCGACGGCCTCGACCAGGCGGTCGCTCTGGCGACCCGGATGGCTTGGCATGCGAGAGCCGAAGCAAACTCCGATGACGAGATCGGCAGTCGCCGGATCGAGATCTGCGACGGGTTCGGACGGACCATGGACGCTGTCTCCGTGCGGGTCGTCGCCCTGGAAGCGGCGATGTCATGAGCGATATCCGATACCCGGAACCCGTCGTCGCGATGATCACCGATGGCTTCACGGCAGCGAAGGCATTCCGCCAGCATTTCGGCCTGCCGATCCAGTGCGTGGCATTCCGGAGCGGCATCAAGGTCGCGCGACTGCTCGTCATCGAAAGCGGATGCCGGGCGTCCGACGACGAGATCACGGCGATCGGCAAGGCGATGGAGCTTCCGCACGGGGTGCTCGGCGGGTGAGGGAGAGGGAACGTTAAGTCGAGCCGGCTACTTGCTCTTGGGCATACCCGAGAGCTGTTGAATGACACTACATCCGCATCTTCCTCCCGCAGTTGATTTTCCAGACGCGGATTCGCTGAGAGACGTGGGCGACGACGAACCCGCGTCGATGCTGGTGGAATGCCGCCGCTCCTGCCGGAACCTGCAACACTTCCGGGATTTGCTGGTCACGCCCGTCGCGCTCACGCTCTGGAAAGTCCTGATCCGTGGCGAGGAGTTGCTCGTCGCCTCGTCCGGCAGGCGGATTGAGACGGAGATCGCCAGCCGTTACCGAAACTCTGCCGGGGACGCGAGTTAGCTTCCCGGTTCTGGACGACTAGGCGGCCAGCAGCTACGCTCGGTTCACGCAGCACCGATACTGGAGACGACCCGTGATCAAGTCCGAGCTCGTCCAGATCATCGCCAGCCGCAACGCGCATCTATACATGAGAGACGTCGAGATCGTCGTCGATGCGATTTTCGACGAGATCTCTGGGGTGCTGCAAGACGGGGGCCGAGCAGAGCTGCGGGGTTTCGGTGCGTTCATCGTGAAGCACCGTCCGGCGCATTCGGCTCGGAACCCGCGGACTGGCGAAACGGTCGATATCGAGGAAAAATGGGTGCCCGCGTTCAAGGCCGGCAAAGGGCTCCGGGACCGGCTGAACAAGCCTGCCTGATATGCGGTCGCGACACGACGCCGGGCGGAGTATCAGGCCGTCGCGACGTCATCGCCCGAAGCCAAACTTATGCCTCTCGGACTTAAGCGTTCGGCCAACCTCGCTGATGCTCTTCACTGAGTGGCGGCGGCTTTCGTCGCTTAGGTCCGCGGTTCCGAACCGGCGGCAAGCGCCGCCAGATATGCATCCTCGGCATCCGTACGCGCTCGCCGGCGCGCCTCCGCGATCGGAAGGTCTTCGGTAATCGCGATCACCCGGGCGTGAAACTCGATCATGTCGGCTTCGGTCGCGTAAGCGGTTTCAGCACTCCCGCCGAACAGCGATCTGAGAGGCATGATCTCACTCCCGTGTTGCTCTCAATGGCATAGTCGAGGCCGGCTCAGCCGGCGGCGACGTTGTTGATTCCAGCTTACGCTGCTTCCAAAGCTCTCGCGGATCGGCACGCAGAAGGGTTGCGCCCGCGTGCCTCCCATCAAGCCGAACCAACCTGTCGCTGTCGCGCTCGCCCGTCAATGCTCGCTCGGTCCCCGCGCCTCGTCGATATCCAACAGCGTCCGCCGATCCGCGATGATGCCTTTGAGGTGATTGTGCGCCAGGTCGATCATCGTCGTCGCGACTTCGTCCTCTGTCCAGCCCGACTTGACTGCCCGCCTCACCAGATCCTGAAAGTCAGGTTCCAGAGCAAACTGGCACTCGATCGCACGGTCGGGGTGGTCTTCAGGATACCGGGGCGAGGGAATGGTCATGGCTGCTCCTGCGACTGCGGCATCCGGCTCTCCTCGTCATATCGCAGCCGGCAGCGACCGGTGAAGGAACTCGCCGTGAACTGGCAGCGCTCAGCCTTGGCGAGCTTCCGGCAGGAGGTCGGGCAGGTTCAGACCGCCGATCTGCGCGAGCAGTGCTGCCTTATCGTGGCGCCGCTGCATGCCGCTCGACCGAAGCCCCAAGGGAGGGCAGTCAACTAACTGATTTTCTTCGAATTTTGTCGGATGGCCGTTGCGGCGAAACTACCAATCCGGCACCATCCTTACCGGGACGTTGGTTGGGATGTTGAGAGTGAGATACTTTTTCCATATGCGGAAGAGCGATAGGTTTGTCGAAGACATCGAGGGCGTTGAGCTCGATGACATTGACGCCGTCCGCAGGGAAGCCGCTGATAGTACGCGCGAAATTATGGCTGAATCGCTCAAGGCGGGTCGACCCATCGATGTCATTTCCACATTCGAGGTCAGGGACGAGGCCGGCGCCATCGTTTACGTCCTGCCCTTCGCCGCGGTTCTTCTCACGGCTTTGACCGCCCCTCCATCAATCGTCCTCGAAAAGGGTGCCGGTTCGTCTGGCAGGGGATCGTCGCCCGATCCGTCGATGCAGCACTAG